CCCTGTTCCGAGGTGCCGACGCGCTTGTCCAGCTCATCCAGCCGCTTGTTCTGCGCGTTGTCCGGCTCCTGTGCCTTCTTGATGTACTTATGGATGATTTCCAGCACCTTGTCGATCGTGATGGCAGCAGCGCATAGGCTGCCCAAGATGCCCAGCACCCACAGCAAAGCTTCTTTTTCGCTCATTTGCCATCCCGAAGACGGGTCAGGCCCTTCTTCGCAATGATTTTCGGGTAGTTGCGTGTGGTCACGTTGAGGTCAACATTTCCCGTAATGCCCGGCACAGAGCCCTTGCTGGTGTGCTGGTGGGCGTGGTAAATGTAATCCACCTTGGGCGTCTTGCCCGTGTAGTCGGCCAGCCAGACGTCCCAGCGACCTGCCAGACGCTGCATGTCCAACTCATAGCTGTAACCCGTGTAGGTGTACAGTTGGGCGTAAAAACCCATTTTCTCCACCTGCTCCAGCGCGTAGGCGGTGAGGTTGGTGAGGTCGAGGGTGCTCATGGGCTTGAGCTTGTTTTCCTCCACGTCCACGCACACGGGCATGGTAAGCTCCTTGCCGTAGACCGCCTGCCGCACAAGGGCAAGCTCTGCGGCGGCCATCGCCTCGCTGGTGGCGTAGGTGTAGTAGTAGACCCCCACGTCCAGCCCGGCAGCCCGGGCATTGCGGTAGTTGGTCTCAAAGGTCGGGTCGATGTAAAGCCCGTCTGCCCGCTTGGAGAGCTTTTTGTTGGTGGATACCGTCTTGAGCATGGCCCCCTTGTAGCCCGCCGCCTTAATTTTGCGCCAGCCGTCGAGGGTGATTTTGCCCTGATACCGGCTCACGTCAATGTATCGGTAAGGCAGCGGCCCGCCCCAGCCGGGAGGAGCAGCGCTCTGGGTGTCCACAGTGGACACGTCATAAATGCTTTTCTTGTCGTTGTAAATGCGGTACTCGCCATCCGGTGCGCCGGAGACGTCTGCCGCCTCCTTTGCGTGAGCAAGGGCGGCGAAGAGGCGGGAGAGGAAATTTAGGAGGTTCATGTGGTCACGTCCTTTCGGTTTTTGGTAAGATAAAGCCCTCTTTAATTCGTTGATTATTCTATCACTTTTACGATTGAGTTCGCATTTGTCCTGATAAAAATATCTCCGCTCAAATCACATCCTCCGCTAACGTACTTGTGCTTTCCTTCCGATATTGCAATTGGTCTCACATAACCATTTACATATCGCCCGGAAACGCATTCTCCGTTCCTAAAATGTCCGATTGTCCAGAAACCGTATGGCTGAATTTTGTCCACCTTCCACCGCTTCAGCGGCTCGAAATGCCTCCCGCCATCACGGCTTACAAGAATAGCATAATGTTGTGGGATAATAGCGTCATCAGGGTATTTCGCTACGATTGAATCGTGATAGGCTTGCCAACTTGCCGCTCTTCCTTCAGATACGCTTGATTTCCATTCATTTATAGCGGCAATTTGCGCTTCACTAGACAAGGACAGTACGGAAGAAGGCGGGAAATAATTACTTGAATTTGCGGAAGAATCAATTTTACAGAAAGCGTAAATCATTCCAGTTTCGTCTGACTGCCGGATTGCAAACACTGTATTTGCCCACCCAAGCCATACAGTTTCGTGAGTATAATCATCATTGTATAGGATATCAATCGCACAATTATACGCCCCATCGCTGCCAATCAAAATGCCATTTTCAACAGGAAGCATTGCAGACCCCTTGTCATGAGCTAACCGGATATTCAGATTTTCCCATGATGTTCCACCATCAGTTGATTTGAAAATAGTATTTACTTCTCCAACAATGCAATATAAAGCATCCTGCCATTTGCTATATACAATCGAATGAATATGTCTTGCGTTGTTCCCCGGTGTGTCCCCTGCGGTGTAGAAATTATAAATATATTTCCATGTCAATCCGTTATCCGTCGATTTGTAGATTGCAGGGTTCTGATGAACGACATGTGAATAAACGCCTGCATACAGATTTCCATATACGTCTTCGCACATTGTCCAAATAGTATCATCGTTTTTTTCCGTTTCGCTTTGGACTGTAGACGAAGGGTTATATAGAGAAATTACTTTTGTGAAACTGCTTGCATCTTTGGAAAGCCTATATAGTCCACGCTCATCCATTGCAAGTGTTCCGTTACTTGCATTTGGTGATGCGTACACGTTTTCGCTTGAATCCATATACAGTCCACGCCAATCAAGACCGGAACCGTTCAACTGTAGTAATGTTTCTTCGGTTTCATCATACCCAATTCGGACGATTCTTCCGTCCGTTCGAGCTGCAATAATTACCCCGTTCTGATATGCAACCGCATTCACGATATACCCAGAATCTGACTTTGTGTCAGCTTCATAAATAATCTGGCCTCTGGTTGGCGTATTGATAAACTGATGATTACTACCACCAGTTGAAGTTGACGTTTTTCCCCCTTTGATTGTCGGTGTTTCTATATTTCTGTAACAGATTCTAACTGTTCCGGCGAATCCTTCAATATATACCGTTTCCCTTGTTGCGCTTGCACCCGTCCTGTAGCAGATAACATTTTCACCGCTTATTAGCGAAATACCCATTGTACTTATATAACTTGCCCCAGGAACGTAAGTAATTGAATAGGCATTTTTGGAATCTGATACAAATGTCGCAATGTCGTAATAGACGTTATCTTCAAACGCTCCGGTTAAAACATTGACTTGTTTCATCGGTGTGATTGTCGGAACAATATTCTGTGTGACATTTCCGTGATATTCAGCTGCGAAATATAATTGATTATATACTTTATTTAACTTCCTGTTTTCGGAATCGGATAGCGAAGACGCGATATTATTCTTTAGAATCCGCATCTTTAACAAATCACTTTTATAAGCACATAATGCGATATTGCAATCCTCATCTACTACAATATATTTCCCGGTTGCCGTCTCTTTATAAGCAAAAGGATTATATAAAGTATCCTCAGTAATTACCTTCGCAGCCAAAACAATATCATAATATGTTGCTGTTGTGGTTGGAGCAACAATAACCCAGCCAGCTTTCACGCTGATTGGGGAACTGTATGCCATGCTATTTGATGCGCGCTCGATTAAGCCGCCCGACGGTGTAATCGCATAATGATCGCGAATCGTATTTCCTGCCTGCCAGTCAACTTCTTCAAAGAATGTTTCAAATGGGATATCCGTTTCTTTTGCAGGATTAAATGTGATACCTTCCTCAATTATGGGCGTTTCAATGTTTCTATAGCAAAGGCGAACCGTTCCTTCAAAATTTGAAATATACCTTGTATGATAGAAGTTGTCTGCCGCTTCATAATATCCGCGGTTTTCTAGGTCAATTAATCGCTTACCTCTATAATTTGCACCGGGCGAAAGTTTTGTAACTTTATAGACTTTTCCGCGTTGTGCTGTAAACATCGCAATGCTATATCCTGTACCTGACGTGTCTACAGTGCCGTCACGCAATAGTGCTCCAACAGAAATTGTCGGTGAAATTGCTTTTTGCTTAATAAAAAGATGTTCCGTCGTTACATATTCATCAGCATAAACCATTGCTTTTTGCAATACAGACTCTTCCTTTAGCTTGCCAACCGCATCTCCAGTCGCCTTTGCATCCGCCGCCTTGCCGGAGAGGGAAAGGGTGGGGTCGATGATGTTATCGACAACGCCTTTGTTTTCATTGACAGCAGATTCAAGGTCAACAATTCCGTCCTCGATGTGGTTCAGCTGCGAAGCGGAAAGCACTTCACCGTTTGCAAAGTTCTTCTTTTGATAGCTCATTGATAAGTTACCTCCTCTTCTTGTTTTTCAATCGGTGAGTAGACGAACTCTCCGTTAACATACAGATAATCGTAAAGGTTTCCATCCGGTAGCGATTCAACCTCTACGCTTCCCGGCATGGACGCACCGTTAAAGAGAAGCGAAGCACTAAGAACACGGTTTGTTTTTTTGTCAACGTTTAGTGCAATCATAAAACGTCACCTCATTTAATACCATAAGCTGCAATTGGAATCATATACTCATTAACAAGACGGTTGCCATATTTTTTGCCGCTTGAAATATCGAGAATACTACTGGTTGACATATTAGCCAAAAGAAGAGAAGCATCCCGAAATTCAAACCAAAGCTCTTTGCCTAAAAAATTCCAAGCCGTAAAATTCCTTCTTGCAATAAAAGGGGTTGTATTTGGATAAGTTATAATTCCAACAGGACTTACAGGGCCAACAATAGAAACGCTATAAAGTGCATCATTTGAAGTTGAATCTTCTATGTAGGGGCAGGGAATTATGGATGTAACGTAAGGCATTTTAATTTCGGAACCAGTTGTAGCGCCGATTTCTGATTTTGCACCAACAAAGATAAACATAATTTGAGACCAAGCTTTGGAATCAAGTTTGATTATTTGAGCATTAAACTCTGAATTAGGACTTGCATTTTCCCAAATTTTAACCATAATTTGTCCATAAGCAAGATTTCCCGCTGTGATCGTATCCGCTTTGATTTCCGTTGCGGTAATCGTTCCGGCTTGAATGACCTTTGCATTCAGACCATCAGCGGAAATGTCCTCAGTCGTTACCGCGCCCTTCAGGTTGATTTTGGACGCTTCGATTTGCACAGACTGTGCAGTCTGATTTATCGTGGAAGCGATATCGCCTTTGGAAACCTTTGTTTCAATCTTTTCGTTGGTAACTTTCAGTTGCGCGTCCGCGTAAGACTTTGCATTGCTTTCGGCTGCTGTTGCTTTGCTTGTGGCATCCGCAGCGGCGCTGTCAATTGCGTCAGACTTTGCGGTCGCAAGCTCTTCTTTTGTTGCGCGCAAAGTAATAGCATCAGCGTTCTGAGAAATCTTTGTTTCCGCTGCACCGATACGCGTAGAAACGCCAGCCATGTCAGTTTGGTACGTTTCCTTTGTGACGCGGGATTCAATTGCAGCTTGCGTCTTTTCGAAATCAGAAGAATATTGCGTCTTGAACTGCGTCAAGTCGTTCTTGGTCTGGTTCGTCTGTGTAGCGGTCTGATTTATCTTTTCGAGGTTTGCCCTGTCCGTTGCCGCCTGTTGGCTTGTAACGCCGCTTGTAGACTGCGCGTAAGAAGAACTTGTGACCGTTTCGCCAGCGCCGGAAATTGCTGTGTTGCAGTTCAAAGCAAGCGTAACGTTGGTGACAATAGTATCATGCACAACGCCGTCTTTGTCCTTGTAGCGTATCATGTCAAGCGGGAACAAATACGGCGCAGACTTGATAGTGGCGCTGTATGGGCGGTAGGCAAACCCGCCGCGTGCAGCTTGCAGTTCCTTCAAAACGCCCTCGTAGGCGTTGGTCAGGAAACCGCAATCACTTAGATCAAGCGTGTAATCTGCTGTGCCGGACAGGTATGTGTTGCCCTTGCCATCGTCACAGGTGAAGCCGGTAACGGTGATGTCGTTCTCCAACATATCGCTGGAATAACGCTCACTTGCGGTAATGGTCACGCCAGTCTGCTCATACCATTTCAGCACAAGCCGTCCGCTGCCATCCATGAACGCGCAAGTGCCGGTAAGCTGCGCACACCATTGCAAGAGCTGCCGGTATGTCAGTTTCTGGTTAGTATCCGGCAGACCGCCGATGCTGAAATAGTGGTTTGGCAGCGCCGAAACGTCTGTTGCAAGCGTGACATTGCAGATGGAGCAGATTTTCTGAATAAGTGCGTCAACATGGATAGGAAAGGAGAGCGCGGAAACGTTCACTTCACGGTCAAACAAGACCATGTAGTCCAATGCAGAGATGCTTATAGTGCTTAGCTTTCTGGGTGGCGTGTCTACAATGAACAAACCACAGGGAACATACGCAACGTCTTGATCGGAAGATGCAGAGCCAAGAATCATACGTCCAAGAATGCCCTTGCCAAGCATTGCGCCCTCAAGGACGCTGGACAGTTTGATGCCGATTTTAACGTTCAGGACAGCGCCCTCGAAGGAAACATCGTTGAACCTGCCATCGTAGTTTCGCAGCTTCAAGGACAGTTCAGACGCAACCGCAGAGCCGACCTCGATTTTGCTGTTTGTCACGCAGTACCGGTCAATCTTCAACCCGCCCTGAATGATATCTGCATCGGTGATGGTGAACGTCTTGCTGCCAGCAGTAACCTCAATAAGAGCAGTCTGTTTGTTGCCCTCGTTGAAGGATTTTATGATATCTTGCGATACATTGACCATCAGTGTGCAGCCCTTTCGATAATGTTAAAAGATATCCCTTCCCAGCGATTCATCCGCGAATTGTACATAGGAACAGCACGGTCACCAACGTAGAACTCGCTGGTTTTCCAATCGCCAGCCATTGCGTCAAGGTAGGTGACGTTGATGTATTCCGGGTTGAACGCTTTCAGAATAACAGCGGCTTCTTGAATGGTGGTGTACTTCCATTCCAGTTCCAGCTTGACGCACTGTCCAAGACGTTTCTTGTCCATCTTGTTATCCTCTGTGCGTCCGGCATCGGATGCTGAAATGTCCTGTAACCGCCACTGATAAGAAGAGGGGCATTTAAGATACTGCCCATCCACGCTCCGAATCGGATTGTACTGGTCAAGTTCCATAAATGCCCCTCCTTTAAGTACCTACCGGGATAATTGTTTTGCCGTTGCGCTGGTTCGTTCTGTTCACTGCCTGATAGAAGCTGGACACGTTGACCTCTGCGCTCCCTTCCTTCTCAAGCAGAGCCTGCAACAGCTCGTTCTGACGGCGCAGAAGCTGGTTCTGACGCTCCATTGCAGCTTCAACACCTTCGCGGATGCCCTCAACGATTTGGTCATTGTTGGCAACTGCCGTGTGCCCGCCCATAGAACCGACCATCTCTGCACCGGCTTCTCGGGCGATGAACAGCTGCCCGGCATCGGGGAAACCACCGCTTGCAAAGCCGAAAATGCCTTTAACAAAATCAACTACGCCGCCTATGGCATCGCCGACCCAGCTAACGGCACCGCCGACAGCATCTCCGACCCATCCGAAAATATCGCCAGCAACGTTGCCGACAGCGCCAAGAGTGGAAAGAATCGCACCCGGAATGTCACCGGTGACCGCTTTAAATATTGCTATTCCTCCGTTGAGCAAGGTCTTGCCCCACTTCAAAGCGTCCCCACCCGAGCCAGAACCACTACCAGAACCAGAACTGCCACCAAAGCCATTCCCAGAGCCGATGCCTAAGTTAGAGCCAAACTGTTTCAGAAAATTCAAGCCAGATTTAAGGATGTCTCCCCAGTTAGTGTTGAAAGCTTTAAAGATAAAGTCCGTAAGGGTCTTTACGCCTTTTTTGATGCCGAGAGATTCCCAAGCATCAGAAAAGTCAATTCCAAGCTGGTTCAAAAAGCCTTTTGTGCCTTTCAAGATGGAATCCCAACTGTCAGAGAAAAATTTCCCGATTCCACTGTCTTTGTCAAACAAATCGCTGAAGAAGGATTTCAGCCCACCATACGCCTGTTTCAAGGCGGGAACTTGGTCGATAACCTCACCAACTTTGGTTTTCAGGTTATTAAAGGTGGTAATAACGTTCTTCACGCTGTCAATGGTGTCGGACACGTTCTTGATAGCAGTGGAAACCTTGTAAAAAACAAGGTACACGCCCTCAAACGCCTTTTGGATGGCAAGACCGGCGGCACCAAAGAAGCCGTTATACTGGTACTCGTTTTCAATCTCTGCAACGCTCTTTTTCACAAAAGACCGTATATCAGAGACCGCGCTCACAAAGCCATCATGCGTGTTCAGGATAGACTTCGATGCAGCGGTAAGCGCGTCAATGGAGGATTTGAATCCATTGGAAATGTCTTTGCCCGCCTTAGTAACCGCGTTGATGCCCTCCGTGAAATCGCCCAAGTCGGTTTTCATCTTCTTAAACCAGCCACCAAAACTATCATTGGTGGTGCGCACAGAACGTTTCAGCGCGTTTGCTGTTTCCATCATGGACTTGCCGCTTGCGTCAATGGACAGGCTGATAGAGCCATTGCCCAATCCGTAGTTCTCATCTGCCAGCTGAGAACCGATGGTCTTTACTGCATCAGACACGGACTGGATAGCGTTCACCGCAAGGTCTTTGGCAGCGGAGATACCATTGGCAAGACCTTCTACGATGTAACCACCGTAGCCCTTGAAAACTTTGGAAGGGGAGTGGATGCCGGTATCTGTCGTGAACTTATCCAGAATAGCCTTTGCAAGACCGCTGACAGACTTTTTAGCACTTTCGATGCCCTTGTTGATGCCATCAATCAATCCCTGAACGATGTTCTTGCCATAGTCTAGGAATTTCTTTGGAAGCGCTTTTAAAGTGTCAACAAGGCTGTTCCAAGCATTATCCCAGTTTGCCTTGAATCCCTTCCACTTCTCGTCCCACCAAACGCCAACGCCAACAAACCACTGCTTTAAGCCTGCACTCGCTTGGTCAAGCGCCTGAATTGGATGCCGGACAAACCCGGGCAAGCTTTCCCATGCAGTCTGAAAATTAGTGCTGAATCCCTTCCACTTCTCGTTCCACCACTCGCCAACGCTGACAAACCAGTTTTTTAAGCTCTCGCTTGCCTTGTCGAGAGATGCTGTAATTTTGTCCCAGTTTTGATAAATCGCAATTCCGGCATCGGTCAGACCGCCAACAATCAAACCAATCAGTGCACCGATGCCTGTACCAATCGGGCCTCCAAGAGAGCCGATAATTGCACCAATGCCTGCACCAGTCATTGTCGAGCCAAGCGGAATCAAAATTCCGTTTAACTTGTTTAAGCCATTTTTGACAGCATCGTAAACGCCCGTTACAAACATAGGTATGCCGGTTACTACTCCGCCAACTGCTGCTCCAATAATCGCGCCAGCAGTAGAGCCGCCAGCCGCTTTAATGGCCGCTCCAACAGCAGTATTGCCAAAGCCGGTCACGATAAACTGAGCAATTCCTTTACCGAGAATGGCTGCGCCTGTAGTTCCAATCAAAGCGCCAAGAACAATTTCAGCGAAATTTTTTCCATTTACGCCGCTTTCAATTGCGTCTTTAATGCCTGTAATCTCAAGGACGATGCCCACTGTAAAAACGCCAAGACCCAAAACAATGGATTTCAATGCGTTCATTTTGTGGATGGCATCCACAATATCCGTAATAAGATTTGTAATCTTCCAAGCGGCAAGAGCAGCTGCTACAGTCGCCATAAGAGGAAGCATAGCCTTGATTTTCTGCTTGATGCTATCAATCTGCTTTGCAAACTCTTCGTTGTACTGCTTGAACATATCGTAGTCGGACAAATCTACATCACCTAAGATGTTGCCAGCAGCGCCAGCACCGGAGCCGGAACCACCGGAAGAGCCCTTGTCCTTCTGGATGACGTTCAGTTCATCAAAGCCCATGATGTAGTTCTTGAACGCCTTTGCGGCTTTGCCGGTCGCTTTGGTGGTGTTGTCCATCGCATCCGTGACGCCACCAACAGCATCGCTTGCACTGCTGAAATCTGGGAACTCCACCTTCACTCCCATCAGGGATGCAATGCCAGTGATTAGTTCTTTGACCAGCTCAACAGCTGCGATCAGCGGCGGGAGGATGGACTTCAGGGCGGGGTAGAGCAAAGAACCAACAGCACGAGCCAGACTGTTCAGCTGTGCCTGCAAAATGCGAATCATATTGGCAGGGCTGGACAGAGTGCGGGCGAAGTCTCCCTGTGCATCGGTGGTCTGCTTCATGATGGCAATGTACCGCAGAACAGCCTTATCAGCCTGAGACAGGGTAGAAACGCTCTGCGAATAGCCAAGATTAAGCAGTTCCTGCTGCAACCGTGCGTTAGAAATATCGACACCCAGACGGCGAATCGGTTCAAGTTCACCGGAGATAGCTGCCTGAATCTTCGTAAAGGATTCCGCAACAGGGATATTCTTCAAAGAAGCGAGGTCGTAGCCAAGCTGCGTCAAGTTCTTGGACAGCACATACGCCTTGTCGCTTGCCATGCCAAACGAGGTGGTCAACCCCTGAATTGTTGCCATGTTGTTCATGGCTTCGGTGGGGTCGATGCCAAGCAAGGTCTCCATCTTGTTGATGAACGTGCTTGCTTCGCCGGTCAGTCCCTTCATGGACACGCCAAACAGGTTTGCAGCTTCATAGTAGCTATTGAACTTCTCCGCTGCGTTACCAAGATAGGTAGCAATGGCTTTCAGCGAAACCAGCTTGGCCATGTTCCGCATGAAGCTGTTCATTTGGCTGGAAAGGCTCATGTAGCTTTTTTTCTGCCGTTCGTTGGCAGCGGTCACACGATTTGCCTGTGTAACCACCTTGCTCAACTGCGGAGGTAGCTTTGCAAAGGCGTTGCCTACCTTGTCAAGCTGAGATGCAAGGGGAGTAAGAGCAGTGGATATCTTCTGGCAAGAATCTGCGAAAGAATCGAGGTCTGCGGCTTTTAGCTTGTCGGTCAGGTCGGGCACAGTACCAATCGCCTTGAACGCACTGCCAAGCGATTTCAAACCAGAAATGTCCAAAATTGACAGGGGTGCAAGAGCATTCGTCAACTGCGTGATGCTACCGGACATGGAGTAAAAGTCCACGCCGTTCAGAGCGGACACCGCGTTTGGAATCTTCTTAATGGCATTTACAACAGAGTTAACGCCCCTCACGCCAGCGGTTGTGTTGACAGAAGAGATGCCATTCAGGAAGTTTGTGACCTTATCCAGACCGGAAATACCGGCAGACGCTTGTTTCAGCGCGGAAATGGAACTAGACAGCTTATCAAGGCTTGTACAGACCTTGCCAACGCTGCCCTTCGTCCGTAAATTAGAAATGGCGGTAGCAAGCTTGTCAATGTTAAGCTCTGCACCCTGCGATTCCGCAGAGATTTCTACGGATAAGCTTGTAATATCAACATCAGCCATTGCTACCACCGTCCTTCTGATTCATCATAGAGAACATCGCCCTCTTGATGCGTTCCTGCGCTTCCAGTGCGCGTTGGTATTCGTATTCGTCCTGCTCTTTCTGGGTAAGAGGAATCGGTCTATCCATGTACTTGATGGGACTAGACCCTTTCTTGCGGAACATATTGCCAACCGTAGAGGAAAGCGCAGATGCCGTATAGAAACCATTTCTCCACGCTTCAACATTGGCTCTGCGGGCGCGTAGTTCTTCCGCGTCCCGGTAAACCTTTGCCAGCCAGACGTCATCACGCCAAAACTGGTCATAGGTCATGCCAATGGAAATGTAATAGGCTTCTACATCATGGAACAGCTTAGATACAGAGAATGGCTCTGTATTGCTGTCCGGTTCTTGAGACTGTGAGGTTACACAATCTCCCACGTTGCGTTTTTTGCGGTCTTGTCCTCTTCATCGGTGGCAATCAGAGCCTTGATAGAATTCGCGTACATCTCCATCAGGGCAGCAATCAGACCTTCCTTGTCCTCGATGTGGTCAAGCATATCGTCAACCGCATTGCGCTTGATGCCTTTGTTGCGAGCAATGAATGCGCCGTAGAACAGAGCCTTAGTGTTCTTAACAGGGTTGATGCCGTTAGAGAACTCGTAGATCTGGAAGCCGTTGCGTTCAGTGGCTTCGGCGCTCTCGCGGGTGAAGGTCAGTTCATAAGTGTTCTTGCCATCGGGGGAATGAAAGTTGATAACCTTAGCAGCCATAATAAATGCTCTCCTTTATAAATAGGGGCAGAACCAAATCCGTCGTTCAGTTCTGCCCGGTTTGATTGATTCGATTTTTGCAGTTTAGCCGCCATTAACGGTCAGGCTCTCGCTGAACTTCGGGGTGGAGTGGAAGATGCAATTGATGGTCATTTCCACGACCTCATCCACACCAAAGCCAGACAGACCGACCTGGTGCATACCCTGCCAAGTAAAGCCGGAGCCGTCCTGCATCTTCAGGGCGTAGTACTTGTCCACGTTGCTCTCAGAGGTATCGTCATAACCAGCAGCCTTGACAGCAGCGTAGTCGGTCTTGTTGTAGTTGGCGGTAAAGGCTTTGGTGTCAGCCTGAACGATGCCAAAAATCTGCTTCTGCATACCATCAGACAGGGTAGTTGCATCCAGAAGGTTCGGGTCGGAGATCAGGTCGGGCACATCCTTGATGTCGCACAGCTTCGTCAAAGTGGTTGCGCTTTCGCCACAGTAAAGGGTAGTGTTCAGACCGGAGATAGCAGTACTCATAGAATGTTTACCTCCTTAGTTTCGGTAAATCATTCCGTCCTCTCCGATTGTTGCCCCATAGCTGCAATCAATCCGATAGACGGAATTGTTGTACAGCCCATTCAACGGGGCAAACGATTTGCGATAAAATTTAAGCGGTTCAAGAACAGAATCCACGATTCCAACGATGGAACGTGCTTCTGCAATGCGTCCGGTGTTCTTATTGGAGTAGACCCGCACGCGCAGGGAAACAGCAGCGTACTTGCTGTGACCAGCAGAATCAATATGTACAGGCAAATTGTTGTTTTCCTCTATCTGCACACACGGAAACCTCTTAACAGGTCGGTCATCAATTTCGCTAGTGACTAAGATACCGGGCACTTGCTTTCGCAGTTCCTTGGCAACAGCCGTGTAGATAGAGTTGAAATAATCAATCAACTATTCCAAACCTCCCTCCACGTTGCTTCGACCTGAGAAGCCATTTCCTCAACAGCTCCCCACATAGCCATAGCTGCATCATTACCACTGGTGTAGTTCAGCTGACCCTTGCCGTCTACTTCCTTGACAGGCGTACCGGCATTGCCAGATTCACCGTAGTAGTACCAGCGCTTGTGCTTGCCGTTTTCTTTGCCGTATGTGCCATGTTCACCAATGTTATCAGGCAAAGGGAGCGGGCCGACTGTTCCGGTAGCGCCCCAGCCCTGATGTATAACACCTGTGCCGAACTCAATGTGAGCAACCGCCTGCCCCTCCGCTAGGATGGTGCAAGAAGTGCCATTTTGGCTAACTTCGCACTTAACATCGTTTTTGCCAGCATATTGGGCATTGGCAAAACGGATTGTTGCAACAGCAAGACCTTTATCGGCAAGCGCTCTTGCAAACAATTGTGCTTTTTGGTTCAGGGTGGTCTTGTATTTGCGAATATCTTCCTCAGCCTGTTTAAGTCCGGCATCGCTCAACCTCACTTTAATTTTCACTTGCAGCCACCTCTTTCAGCGCATACTTCGTGTCGGTAATATGCTCTGCGACCTTGGCCACGATGTAATTGAAGGGCTTGGAAACGTCTGTCTGAAACCAGACGTGTGTGCCTTCATAAAGCGGTGTGTTGTGCTTCCTGCTAGACGAGCTGACAATGTAGCTGTAATCCGTGAACGCGCCGAAAGGGTTTGCTTCCGCAGAACCAGTAGGGGGGCTGACGTTCAGCATCAGCTTTGCGGGGTCGCTCCACGATTCGTATGCGGATTCGCCAGTCTCGTTTCCCCACTCGTCCACGACAGGCGTTTTCTTGCCAACTGGGTTTGAATACCACAGCGGGCGTTTATCCAGCGGGCTTCCATTGAACATCAGCCGATAACACCTACTCTCGGAACCACTTCATTTAGCAGGGACTGCGCCACATCGGAGCTTTCCCACACACGAGTGATACCATTGTTGGTATAGCTCGTCTGTCCGTTTGCGCCGATGTGGTTGTACAGTTCCGCTGCAATGCGTATCTGCAACGACTGATACTGCGAGGGCAGCTCTTCCGGTCTGTTGCCGAAAGGGTAGCCCTGTGCAAATATCTTGTCTTTGGCGAAATCAAGCAGCAGGTCGAAGAGTGGGTAGTCTTCGTCCGTGATTTCACGGTCAAGTGCAGGGGCGATGTATTGCCCCAGCTTGACTGCCGCTTCGGAATACTGGTCTCCCATGCTGCTTTCCTCCTTTCGCCTTAGTAAGCCTTGATGCAGTACACAGCGTCCATGCGCTCAAAGGACGGCAGGACGATTTCAGAGACGTAGATGTTGGTGTTGACAGGATGCACGGTCTGCTCGGTGGTAACAGCAACGCCAGTGTTCACAACGGAAACCTGTGCGTTAGAGATGCCAGCCATCAGGTCGGCTTCCTCAGGGGTGGCAACATAGTACATATTGCCCAGAGAGCCAGAAGGAGCCAGAACGACATAACCATCAGGCAGATACTTTTCGGCAGCAGCGGTTTCCTCCGGCTTGTACATCTTGTCGTACAGGTGAATGCGGATGCCAGATGCGCTTTCGACAACAGAACGTGCTTCGGAATCAACCAGCACAGCGGTGGCGGTCTTCATAACCGTCAGGAACCGGTTCTTGATTTCATCCGCAGCAATCATCTTGTGGAAAGTGTTGGTGTTCATGTAGGCATCGGTGATAATCTCACCAGTGTTTGCCAGCACGGTGTTTGCGGCAGTGGTCATCGTGGCGATGGGGGTTGCGGTGGTAGGAGCATCCCACTTCTCCTTGGTAGCCAGAGCCTTGTAATTGGACTGCTGCCAAGTGCCGTCAGGGTCGTAATCGTAGACGTAACTCACACCGTTGGATTCGATGGAGATGCCGGGCTTGCCAGTCTTAGGAGCCAGAAGCTGCCACACCATTCGCTCAGGCACAATGCGAGCCCCGGTAATAAGCTGTGCGGTATCATCGTAGACACGATTGATAACGTCTGCCGCAAACTCCTGATTGGTAGCCAGAACAGAGATAATCTTGCGGCGGTCTTCCTCGTCAATGTGAGTGCCCTCACGGAAGAACGGCATACTGGTCTCGGTCATCTTGATGCCCTGACGAGTACGGAACGTAGCCTTAGTGTCGAACACGCTAGGCTTCAGCGAAACGCCAACGCCCTTGTGACCACGCAGCCACTTCAGTTCCATGCTGACCTTCTTACGGGCAGGGAACAGAGCATCAGAAGCATAGGGCTGCGCATTGGTCGGGTCATTCGTCCAGTAGGCGGCAATCGCAGCAGGGGAGAAGATTTCATTCAGATTCAGTGCCATAATTTAGTCCTCCTTACTCGCTCTTTGCGCCAACATCGGTACGGCAGAAAACGGCGGGAACAGCCTTTTTCAGAGCGGCAATATCGTTTGCAGAATAGGTAAAGCCAGACAGCTTTGCCTTGTCCACATCAATAACGCCCTGAATCAGCAGTGCGCCATTGGGGTTGACGGCAGGGTCAACAGTGTGCAGCAGAATGCCAATGGCATCGGTAGCCGCATCGGTAGCGCTGGTGCCAGTAGTGGCACCAGCTTTCAGACCAGTCTTTGCCATAGGATAACCAGCTGGAACAGCATTGGTTTCCTTGACGGTAAAGGGAATGGCAACGTAGGTATCAGCAGCCAGAATAGTGCTTTCAGGAGCCGATACCGGAGTATTGGTGTACTTCATGTTTTCCTCCTTAATGGAAAGCAGTCATTGCGTCACTCGATGCCTTGTTTGCGTCTGCGCGTTCCTTCGCAAAGCGTTTGGCAAAAGAAACACCTGCGCTATCTGCGCCGTCACCATTGCCATCCGCACCCGGAGGTGTGGGCATATCCTTCAGCAGAGAAGCCTTGTATGCGGTGTCGTGGGCAGTCATAAACTCCGACTGGAACTTAAACACCTTGTCCATGTCACCGTCAGCCAGTGCAGATGCAGCCTTGTTGGCAAGTTCAGCGTCATAACCCTGTGCAACGAACTTCTCACGGTAAGATGCAAGGGTCTTTTCCTTGACAAGGTTCTCTTTGTCGGCAGTCAGGGCTTCAATCTGCTTCTGCATCTCTGCAAGCTTGTCAGCCTGTTCCTGTGCGGCATTCTCGTCATCGGTACGCTTTGCCTTGAGCTGCTTCTTGTACTCCGCAGCTTCGCCATTGGCTTTCGTCACGGCGTTGCGCAGCTTCTCGACCTCTGCGTTAGGGTCTGCAACCTTTTCAAGCGCAGAAATGATTTCATCGGCGGTCATGCCCTCTTTGTAGGCATCACCAAGTAACGCTTTGTAGTTCATATCGTTAATTTCCTCCTGCGTTTTTTTATCGTTGCTTCCCTGCAACGCTGCGAAATTTGTATCCCGGCTTCCCTGCCGGAATATATCAGCCCGAAAATTCGGGGTGATTCTTTATTCCTTTGGATAAATTCTCTTGTACGGTTCAATGCCACTGTCCAAAATAGATTTTTCTCGCGCCGAATTTCGGTCAGGGTGTGTCCATTTGAATTTCCCACATTTCGTGCAGATATACTCGCACTCCATTTCTCGTGGTTCGTTTCCGTTGATGCCGTGCGTCCAATGCCAACGAGAAAGCGTATAGTCATGTTTGCAAAACAACTGTTTCCAAAAATCACGCATTATCTTTTTTCTCTATCCGCTCATCAACGATTTCCCAGTCGTCACACGCCATATTTTCCATGGTGTACAGAATGTCTTCTGAATCAGCAAGATTTACAATCTTGCCATCGTAGCAGTGCATCTCGACATAAGGTTTCTTAGAATCTTTAGACCCCAATCACCAATAACCAGTCCAATGATGACGCTTAATTTTGCGTCCTCGTTTAAGAGCAAACAAAGCACTTGCAAAATTCATTTTTCTCCTCCGTTCTTTGCGTCAGCCTGTTCATTGACCATATTGTTGACACCAACAATATGGTCTGCCATTTGTTTCTGTGGCTTCGGGGCTTTCCCATCCTCGCCCAGCTTGCCAGCGGCAATCAGGAATGGCTTGCTCATTTCGTAAGCAGCCTGCGGGTCAGGGAACAGACCGGGTGTAGTGAACGCCAACTGCGGGTCAATCGGCTGCTGAATCATCTGTTCGAAAATCTGAACCTTGCTCTGCTGGTTATCGTACTGACGGCGTGGCAGTTTGATGTTGATGTCACTTGCCATCAGCTTAGAACCAGCCGTGTCACGCAGGATTTTCAGCATCACAGACAGGCTCTGACGTTCAGCATACTTGAACATATTCTCGTACTGCTGTGCCCTTGCTTCTGTGTGATTCCAACCATTACGGACGATGACCGCACCCACGTTGTCAGACGTTGAGTTCTCGCTGCCAGTGGCACTAGGCATAGCAGTCAGACTGCGATACACGTTCAACATGGAATCAAGCAAGGTCTGGCTCTGCTGCTGGTCAAGCTCATTTGCAATCTGAGAAACAGAAGCGGGCAGACCAGCGGTGGATTTCAGGCACATTGCGCCCAATTCCTTCACCTTGTTTAACGCATCCTCGTCAACAAGGCAGTTGGTAAACACCATGATGGACTGGATGAACTGTGCCACACCGTCCAAACGGTTGCTTTCAAGGTCGTTGATGGCATCCAACACAGGGATAGCCGGTTCAAACAGACCCATCCGCTCCGGGTTCAGCTTGTATTCGACCATCGGCAGCATTCCGAGAGAATGGTTTTCTGTTTTTGTGACCTTGCCGTTGTCGATTTCAAAGTACTGGTTTGGCGTATACACGCAAATCAGGTCGTTCAGTTCGTTCTGATAATTGCGTGGGATGTGCAGCACGTTGGCGATGGGCTTGTGGCCGATGCCGGAGTTGTAAATCACATACGCCATATCCGGGTCTGGAACGTCCACCAGCAGGGGCGTTTCGTCCGGGTAGTTGCCGTTGTACCCCTTGTCAGGGAGAACAATGCGGTATCCCTGCCCGCACTCCAACATCCACTGCCAGAGCCGCCGATCAAGCGCATCCTTGCCCTCATACTGCAAGGCGTTGGAAAGGCGGGCGATTTCCTCACCGTCACCAGTTGCCGTTTCAGACCGCACATAAGAGCAAGGAGTGCCGCTCATGTAGCCTGTGTAGAAGCCCACGCACTCGTTGGCATGGTTCTCTACAATGCGATTGGTGATTTCAGCGTGGTATTCCTTCGTGCGGTGGAGGACAGGCTGACTACCCAAGTAGTAGTTGTGCAAAAAGCGAATTTCGTTCTTGTTCAGCAGATGAATAGGCTCCGCCTTGCCCATGACCACTTTCAGCACGTTCGCCCGATTGATTTCCGTCTCCGGCGTTTCAATCGGTCTACGCCCGGTCAGTGGATTATTTAAAAAGCCGTCAACAACTATCTGATACTCAGCCATGCGTTCCTCCTTTCCGGCAAAATAAAAAGCGCAGCAAGACAAACCTGTTAAGGTCTATCTCGCTACGCTTACAACTGCGCTTCAAAAGCTATTCAGTTCTTAAACTTTGGCACGGAGACCCATGTATCTTTTGGAAGGTTGGAATCTCCAATTGTAATCCAATGGCAAAGAGGGCACAGAAGGGAGAACTTACCTTCCACTTCGCCAAGATAACGTCCGCAATCACACGGATTGCCGTTTGCGTCTTTTCGAGGGCGCTTGCATCTTACTTTTGCTACCATCTGTGCTCCTTTCGTTGGATTTATGGAAACAGGCTGTTGAGCACAGACCTGTCAGAAGCTACTGGGAAACTGTTCGCACTTCCAGCCGTGCTATTCTTCGCCCGAAGAAAACCATTGCAGCCTTTACATTCAGTTGTCGGACAGACGTAAAACGGGTAAGCTGCAATTTTGGTGCTGCATAATGGATTTGAACCAATGTATGTCCGGTTATGAGCCGGATGCTCTAGCCTGACTGAGCTAATGCAACATAGAAACCCGGCTTGATTGGTTAACTGCTGCTCTTTGCAATGTCATGCCTAAACATTACATTGAGAGCCGGGAATAGCGATGGAGGTTTTGGAGAATAAAGCCATGCAAAGCTAGGTAGTTGGTTGTGCTGCGTAACGGAATCGAACCGTTGCTTGCCAGCCATGGGGGAGACAGACTGGCATTCCCCAAACAATTGGAAACGCAACATATAAAGCCCGGTGAAGGCGAAAGAGTGAGAAAACCTCCACCGGTGAAAGGAGGAATATGCTTGTTGACACGCACGCGAGTAAAATGACAAAACCCCGCGTGCAAGCTATTCCTTTAAGGGAAGCTGCAAAACTTCCTGCGTACATTATAAGCCTTGTCAAGTGGTGAAATCAAATAAATAGACTCAGCGAACACAATATATTGTGTTTTTAATCAAAAAGGCCTCTTGACAGGCTCAATTTTACTGATTCCGTTGTACAATTCATCGGCAAGCTGTGCCAGACTGTCCGGTGCATCATCGTGCGGAACTTTGCCAAGCTGCGTAAACATCGTGACCTGTTCCATGAACGCCTTGTACTCTTTCGACTGGTGCTTCTCGTCAAGGAAATAGAACCGTTTGATGTCCGGCGCATACTGGATGATTCTGGACAGCTTGCTTTGGCCACTTGGCGCACGCTGGCTACGGACAGAGCAGTGATAACCCTGCTGCCGGAGCTGACTGTCCACCACGTCACAATATTCATCGCCGCCGTTGTTGGCTTCGCCACGCACCACGTTGATTTTGTGCTGGATGATTTTTCCTACGACTTCCGGCCTGGTCACGGTTTTATCGCCGTTGTTAAACACAAGGTCAGGAATGAACACGGCATCTCCGTACACATAGGCAATAGGACAGGCCGTGAAGTCACCGCCGCCCCATGCAATATCCATGACCATGAGCTTACGATCAGGCTCTCCATCAGGCAGAACGCCGTTGAAATACCGCAGTTCATCGGCAGGGAACAGCAGACCTTCACGCTCAACAGGCTGGTTCATGTACAGTGCTTTCCAGCTCATTTCATCCATGACTTCACGCTGCTTGCGGAGCGTTTCTGTGCTATATCCCACGCCGTAGTCATAATCAAAGTTCGATTCGTCCTTCTCGTCCATTGCTGGCATAACAATGAATCTGTTCCTGTCGGAATCTCCGTAGTTTTGCTCCAATCTGCCGATAACATCATGGACAGACCAGCGTGTAGCAATATGCAGTTCCTTGCACTTGTTGCCGATTTTACGCTGTCTAAGGTCGGTAGTGTACGTTTCCCACAGCTTATCAAGGCGGGGTTTGGAAAGTGCAACTTCGATACCGGACACAAGGTCATCACAGTAGAGAAGCGTAGATGCTCGGTACAAACCAGCATTACCAGTGCCAATAGACGTAAATTCAAGCGTTTCAAAACGCTTTCTCTTGCCTAAGTCAATGCGGCAGTCCTTCGCATTGGTGTTCGACACAGTAACGTCCGGGAAAACATCATTCCACAGATATTCTCCGTCCTTGTCGAATATACGCAAGCACTCGTCATAAACGCCACGAACAAAGCTGTTCGAGTGAGAACCTGTAAGCATCGGTTCGTCAGGGTTTCTTCCCGCAAGCCATGTCAGATAAAAAATAGCTAGAGCCGTCTTACCACAGCCGGGGGGCATCGAGATTGCCAGCAAGTCCAGCCTGTCATCTGCAAGGTCTTGCAGGGCGTTCGCAACGGTTCTTAACACCTTTCTTCGTGGCTGATAGAACTTCTTCTCCGGCGCACGGTTCCATTCAAGGTAGATGCAATAGCTGTCAAACACATCCTTTGCTTCAAACAGGTACGTCCGGCTGATAATGTCATAGACCTTCGCCACGTCCTCGCCTGTTTTCATCTTGCCCATCATGGCTGCACAGACAGAGCGCAGCTCACCAGAGTATTTGTAGGCATCGAACCGCTTGTCTTGCGGCAAAGCGTCTCTAAGGTTCACCACCGCCTGAAACCAGTCCTCATAGACCTGTGCTTCGGTCGGGTTCTGTTTTGCATACGCTTTGATGCTGTCGATGATGGCGATACACTGCTTTGGCTGCATAAAAAAATAGGCACCCCCTACCTGAAAATGTAAAGAGTGCCTACAACTGCACAAAAATCAAATATTCGGTTTTTATAATGCTGTTTCGGAAGATTGTTTGCTAAAATTCGTTTTAACGGATAGAATGTGCGGTTTATTTGACTTCTTCCGCAAGCTGATTGAGCCTGCGTTTCAACTCATCCGCATCGTAGTACAAGGCGTCTGCGACAGCGTTGAGAATATCAGGCTTGTCGGTGTAATCGCACAACGTTTCAATGAGTTTCAAACTCTGCTCAGACAATTTTACGGTTTTCATGTCGCTTTTCCTTTCTCATTCTGTTTTATTCTAGGTTGCGAACAACGTCAACTGAAAATATTACAGAACGCACCTCGCAACCACAACTACGATGAAGAACCCGGTAAGCAGTCCAACGACCGCTCCTGCAAGCCAGTCATACGAGTTTCTGTTGTTCCACTTATCCATAGGTTTTTACTCCTTTCACCTGTTCTGTTCAGCAATCCGATACCATGTCTGGCGGGTTAGATAAAACCATGTTCCTTTGCGTAGGATTCGAGGTGCGGGCATTTATCCAAAAGCGGATTGTCCTTAACACACTCTTTGACTGCTTCGTCAATTCCGATTTCGAGAACATACTCCAATACACCAGCGGTTATATTCTTCATAAACCGATTACAACCTTCTGATTCTTCCCATTTCATCTGTTTCATAGCAATCCCCTTTTACTTATCGAAAACAGTCGGCTCACGCTTTCCGTCTGAACCGAGTTTTGTCAAATAATTCATGTATCTTTTGAAGATTGTATCGTCTTGGCCAAACGAAACATAAACCGCGAGCATAGTTTGAATCGCGTTATCCGTATTTTTGGGTTCTACGATAATTTCCTCGTTTTCAAATTCGACAGTGCAATTCACTTGCTCGCAAACATACAAAAACGAGAACAGTTCTGTGCATCCGGGAAAATCAAACACTGAACGTAGTTTGATATTTCCATCCGCTACAATTAAATGCCCATAAGGAGAATCTGCTATCAAATTAGATTTTTTCATGTTAGTATACCCTTTCTACTGATTTTATATTGCCACACCCCAACAGAAATGGTATAATACTTATGTACTATCATCCTGTTGAGGGATTGGTGGTTCTTGTTTGTAGCAGTGGCCTGTGGTGGGTCGCTGCTTTTTTTATTTTTCTTCTTTGTTGGCATACTTGCGTGTGGTGGCCGCATCAGTAATGCCATATTTTTCACGATACTTTTTGACCGTGCGCCAGAACGTAGCAGATTTCAGCCCAAGTTCGTTCATCATAATCTTCGGCGTGGTCTTTCCGTTCTGCCAGTCATTATAAAGCTGCCGGAACTTCTCTTCGTCTACTTCGACAGGCTTTCTACCCTTATACTTTCCTTCTGCTTTTGCGATTTCGATTCCCTCCTTCTGCCGTGCCAACATTGTTTCGCGTTCCAGTTGTGCCAGAGCTGCAAACACGGTCAGCATAAATTTTCCGTTAGGCGTAGAAGTGTCGATGTTTTCTTTCTGGCTGACAAACTTTACATTCTTTTTTTCAAGTTCTTCAACGATTTCCAGAAGGTCTTTTGTGGAACGAGCCAGACGGCTGAAACTCTCAATCACAAGAGTATCGCCCTCACGAACAAACGCCAGCATCTCTTTCAACTGCGGGCGATCAGTGTTCTTTCCGCTCATTTTATCAATGAACACCTTTTCAACGCCAAGATGCTCCATAATGACTTCCTGACGAGCCGTGTTTTGCCCGGCTGTCGAAACTCTTACATACCCAACTTTCATTTTTGCGCCCTCTCTTTCTATCACAGATTATATCACATTTTGATAGTGCTGTCAATAACATTTTTGATAGTTAAAATTGCGTAAATTGTTTATTTCGACCATTTTATATATAAAAATTCGGACATTCTATTCAATTGACCTAAAGGGGGCAAAGATTTAAAATATCTTCACAAACAAAAAATCCACCAGCCAAAAGCTGATGGACTGTCTGCAATAGAAAGGAGCAAAAAACATGAAATTTCCCACGACAACCGAAGAATTTCTGAAAACCCTCGCCCACGGCAAAGAGCCGACCAGCGAGGACAGGGAGTACGCAGAAGCACTTGGTAAGCTGTCCGAACTGAACTACCGGGCAGGGTACGAAGCGGGAGCAGCCAACAAGAACGGCAAAATCTGATGTCAACACTAGTGAACACAATATCTAGTGTATTTTTGATTGACATTCAGATATTTTGCAGTTACACTTGTTGCACAGCAAAACGAAAGGGGGTGAATGTGTATGAGCAGTCCTTACGCAGAGCGTTACGGTCACACCGTTACCATCAGCGTGACGGAGCGGCAGTTTGCAAGCTTGCAGGAATACTGCATAAAGAACCGGGTCTCTATCTCTGCTGCGTTCCGTGAAGCGTTCTTTACGCTGCATCCGATGGATTCTACCAATGAAAACGAAAAATGATACGCTCGCTAAAGTTTGCCGACAGCAGCGAACGTATCATGAACAACTCAGAGAGTATAGACCCTCTTTGGGTTATTATACCAGAGATGGCCTGCTCTCGCAAGATAGAAAGGCTAAATTTCTATGAATAATAATCTTGAAACCATCCGAATCTTCTCCGAAGATGTTATCCCTGTGTACGACACCGACACTGGCGAAAAGGTTGTGCTGGGTCGGGAATTACACGAACGGCTCAAAATCAAAGACAAGTACACTGACTGGATGCAGCGCATGATCGGCTACGGATTTAGCGAAGATGCGGATTATTACACGCTTCGGAAAAAGCCGAAGCGTCAAGATGGGACAGAAATGCCCGGTGAACGCATTGAACACGTCATCACTCTGGACATGGCAAAGCACATTGCGATGATTCAGCGGACACCTGAGGGCATGGAGATTCGCCAGAAGCTGATTGACCTTGAGAAGAACGTATCGCATTATCCGGTTGGCCAGCCCAGCAGCTTGCAGATTTTGAACATGATGGTTCAGGCCGTGAACGAGCAGGCTGCACGAAGCGCAGAAACCGAAAAGCGTGTGGATGCCATTGAATCCAGTTTCAACAATATGTGCTCGATCATGACCCTCAGCGTCAAGGACGATGCACGAAAGGTCTGTCAGCGCACGTTGAATGCCATTGCAACTAAGCGTGGCGGTGGTACGGCATACGCAGACGTATGGAATGAAGTCTACGATGAAATGAAAGAGAACGGCTTCGATGTTCGCCGCCGTTTGGATAACCGTAAGAAGGATGCCGCATCTAAAGGCATGAGCAAAACTTTTGTGCGGAAAATCAACGCTGTTGACATCATCTTCGACAGCAAAGACAAGAAAATGGAATCCGCGTTCATCAACTCCGTGCGCCGTCTGGCAGCGGCCACAAACGTGAAGTTTGAGGTCAAGGAAGAAAATCAGCCCGCATAATACATAGCCCATAAGAAAAGCCAGTGGTTAGAGAACATCTAGCCGCTGGCTTTTTGTATTACATTTGAATTGCTACGATTTCCCACGAAGAATAATTAGAAAGTCCAGAATATGGATGAATCTCAAAGTTCTTTGTTTCGCCCGGTTGGATGTCTAAGACATAATCAATATCTCCGCACACTGGAACTTCTTTTCCACTCTCATCTTTCATCTTATACAGAACGATGACTTTTGCGCTTGTCTTGTACGCACTATTATTAGTTACCTTTCCGGTAAATCTCGTTTCATAGCCGCTGCCGCGCTTTGAAGTATTGGTAACGGCCAGCTCACCGGCTCTTAAAACTTCTTTTCCCGCACTCGGCTGATAGTTATAGTCCTGAGCCGAAACAGCCATTTCGATACCAGCCGGGATAGTTCCGTCATACTCGTATGTGAAGTATCCGGCATACCAGTAGGAATCATCTTCCGCAACCCAGTCCAAATATTCATCATCTGTTTTAATTACGGAGCCATCCTCTGCAACTACTGCAATTTCAATATGTGGGAACCAGACTGCAAGATTTTTGTTGGTATTCTCGATTTCAAGAGCATAAGAAATATAAATCGTGCTACCATCACGCCACGCATAAGACCCATGATTCTTAATGCCCAACGGTTCATACTGCGTTGCATTGGTCTGCCCAAGTTCAATAAGCCCAGACCATTCATCAGGCTTTTTTGCTGCAATTGCACTGATAGGCATAGCAAGCATCATAGCCGCTGCTAGAGCCGCCGCAATGATTCTCTTTCTCATTTTTGATTCTTCCTTTCTTTGAACAAAATTTTATATAACGTTTGAAATACCATGTGCCATAAGATACACGCCAAAAACCAAAAGAGCGGCGCCGATAATGATGCTCCATATTAAAGCGGCAATTTTTTCGTTCTTTTCGCGTCTTTCTTTATTTTTGTCATTCTTTTGGTTCATTGCATATTCCTCCCTTTCAAGGCTTGTAAGGCAAGTATAGCACAGAACACAGACCCTTTGTAGGGGTCTTTTTGTTTTTGCAGCGGAATTTTTGAGATTGACAATGTGGGTGGGGTGATTTTTTGAGCCTTTTTTATTTTTTCGGTGGTTGAAAGACTGACCGGGAGGGGCTGGGCGGCGGCTATATGCCCCGCCGGTGACCCTTGCCCACTCCAGCGCACCCGGACGGCCTGCACATCACAGGCAGCAAGGCAGACCACGCAAGGCAAGGAAGGCGCACACGCCCAAACGCTGGACACGCTGCACCGGTCTGCACCCGATACCAGACAGGCCGCGCGGGGCGATAGGGACTGTGCAGGACGCTGGAGGGCTGGCAGCTCCTCTATCATGCATATTGTGATAGCTCTATCACAGGCATGGTATATTGATAGCAATATGAACAAATATCACAAGGATATTTTGTTGTTTATTGTGATAGCAAATTACTATCTATCTATTGACTTATAACCCTATTGATAGTATAATAAAGGCACAAACAAGAACAAACCACATTGAACCAAAACAGGAGGGCAAAACCATGAAAGCAAAAAGAACCATGCGGGATATCAAGTCCCAGTATCCGACCATTATTCAAGTAAGCTATTGCGATGCACAGAATATGCTGTGCATGGACGACCCCGCAGCCTACACCGCCGGTGCGTACGGGTGGAACGCAGATATTTACCCTATCACCTCAGGCGTTGCAATCTGCACCGGGTACCGCCCCTTTGGAAACGTCAAGCCCGATTGGGAAACGGTCAGCCGCTACGAAAAGCGGGCGCGGGAAATGCGCCGGGATTTGTGGAACGTTGAAGAGCTGGAAGAGCGCCTGCACAACTTGCAGGTGGAATTTGTTCGGGAGGTGTGCAACGTATGATTGCACTTGACTTTACCCAATGGGCCGCCCTCTGGTACATCGGCGGCATGATATCCGGCGCGCTGGTTATGATCGCTATTTTTAACAGTTAAGGAGAAAGAACAATGAAAATTGATGGAGGGCTAAAAAATGACATACACAGCAAATAAAAAAGCATACGGTCTGTTAGAATCCCTTGTATATTGGATGGCTGAAATCTCATATTGCAGGGAAAAAGACCCGGATGACATCGGGTTTTTAGACAAGGCTGACAAAACGATTCATTTTTTATTCGGTCAGCTTGACCGGGCAGGCGTCCCGTTTTGGGCGCAAAACTCAGCGCTTGCAATCGGCGAAAATTGGAGAGAATACGAAAAACGCAACTTGAGGACGCTATTCACTAATAAAGGGATTTTGGAGGGCTGAAAAAATGTCTGATTTCGAAAAAAGAGTAAACGAGTATAGGGAAAACAAACGCTTAATAGAAGAGCTTGAAGCGATGAACGACGCTATCAAGACGGATATAATTAGTATGATGCACGGCGCGCCGGAAATGGTACAGGGCACTGCAAAGGCCATTTATAAGGATGTGCAGAGCGTCCGACTTGATAGCAAGCTTTTGCAGACAGCACACCCGGATATTTATGCGGAGTGCAGCAAGCGCACCACATACAAGCGTTTTAGCGTGGTATGAGGAGGTGCGACAAGTGATATTTTCCTGCATCCTGTTTTTCTTTTGGTTCTTCTCTGCGCTGTTTAAGGCATCCAAGTAACACCGATCGGATACTTTAGCGGGGCTGCACCGTAAAGCAACCCCGCCCCAACCCGAAAGGGCAAAAATATTTCTTGCAAGTCCTGTTAATGGGGCTTGCAGTATGATATACTAACGGCAACAAGCCCACACAAGGAAGGAGCGTATAAAATGAAGGTTATTGAAGGTTTTAACGAATTTTTTCGTAAAATGTCAGCCGATGAAAAAAAGATTTTTGCATACCTTATCAAGCGTGGCGATGGAGCAGCCGTCAAAATCGGCGATGCAGTATACTTTTACTGGGGTGATGATATCGGCCCCCGTCCCGCTTCCCGCTTCGACAAATACGACAGTTTAGAAAGCTATAAGAAAAAAGACCTTCCCAGCGTCGTGTATCATGTATCTTATGATGAATGGTATTATCAGCTGACAGAGTACGACGACGACGAAATGAAAGCACTTTTTGATAAATACAAAATCTAATTTATAAACAATAATTTTGCCCCGCCCACGCTGGCCGGGCTTTTCTTTTGCCTTGCATCTGCTGAGGGTGCAGGGCTTTTATTTTGCCCTGCTACAATACAACCCAATACAAGCGTTTACAGCGTGTTTTGTACCGTCCATGAAGTTATACTGCCCGCACCGCAAAACGGCGCACAGGGCTTTACAGGCGCTTTTCCTGAGATTTGCCCCATTCTACCGTCACAAATACTAGACCGGCACAAGCGGCTATAATACCGCCTGCGCCACACTGGGGCGTATCACAGCGCCGCAACACCTCCAGCATATACCAGATACCAGCGCCACGCCGGACGCTGCACAAGGCAGCACAGCCGCCCTATTATAATAAGGTATATAAGGGTGCAGCATATCGCAGACCATGCCAGCCCGGCGGGGTCAGCTCCTGCCGTCTGCGGATTGCTGGCAAGTGCTGACACGCTGTCAGCAGTACAGACCCGGCGCACCTGCTGAGTGGTCAGCGTCTCCACCTGTACAGAGTCAGCCCGGCAGCAGGGGCGCGGCGGGCGGCGCGGAACCATTGGCGGCTCTCGCCGCAGCTTTTTTCGGGCTTTCGCCCGATAGCTAATAGAGGTCAGCAATAGTCGTAGTTTCTCCAATAAAATAGTCGTAGAATAGTCGTAAAGTCGTCAGACAACCAGCTTTTGAAAGTCCTGTATATCGTATAGTAACGAGTAGTCCGCTGATAGTCGTAGAGTAATAGTCGTAGCGTTTTCTTGCGAACCATCGTCAAATAGTCGTGTGTTTTTTGTGTGAAATAGTCGTTCGCCTTTTAGAGAAAGAGAGGTGCGATAGTCGATAAGCCATCCGACCACTCCAAAAAACATCTCTCTTTCCAATTTCGCATAATATATTCCTCCGCTAGTCATATCTATTTCGTATAATAACCGTACTTATTATAGTATACAGATATAGTTACTCCCGATAATCACGGATTATTTCGTATAATAACTCGTACCAACCTATTCTGTCTGTTCCTGCTCGATTTAATTCCTAGCAGTGCGCTATGGTATTGCATCGAATCCATAGTATTCTGTTAGGAATAGTCAATGCAACATTTCTACATATTCAATCAACTGTAAAGTGAAGTCAATTCTCCATGTCTAGAATAGTCGTAGACCATCCACCAGTCCAAATCTCACACCAGCTCTCGCCTACGGTCTGCTCTGCTGGCTAACGGTATAGCTTTGGAGATAGAGGGTTGTAGGGAGAAAGAACCAGCTTGCAATTTCGCATAACCGTTATTTATTCACTTTTGAACTATCGTAGCACACCCGGCTCCGTCAACGCGCGCGCTCGCGCATATAACGCCCGCGGACGCGCTAAACACACGGGGAGGGAAAGGGGGAGCACGGAAGATGTTAGGGGGATTATAGGGGGTAATAGGGGTTGTAGGGGAAAGAGGGGGACAAAAGGGGGGAAGAGGAAACAAGGGGGAAAGGGGACAAAAATTTGAAAGCCATTTCCGAAAGTGATAGTCGAAGCGTTTTTTCGTCTCACACATCTTGCTTCCGTCTCAATCAGCCTTGCGGTTAGACAAATAGCCGTTGGCATCCGCTCATCTGGCTGCTATCATCGCCGGAAAGACGTGCAAGAGCCTGTCTGCCGCGTTTTTCTGATTGACACGATGACTTTCACGTCTTACCTCGAAAAGCCGTTCTCCACGCTCCTACATAAGTCTGGTTGCATGGTATAGTTTGAGATATACCATCAGCATCAACGGAGAGCCGCCTACGAGCGTCTGTGGCGCGTTTTTGCAATGAAGCCGATAAAGTTATCGTCCAGCACCTAAAACGCCTTAAAACAGGCTTTCTCTCGGTGGTTAAGCGAAACAAGAAAAAGCCATCCTGTCATAAGTTGACAGAACAGCTCTTGGCGGTTCGTTGTATTGCGCTCATTCTTCAACCAGAGTGATTTTCGGGAGCTGGTCAACAGGTGTTCTCATAACCCACTGAAATGTCGCCCAAAGCCCATCGTACGTCTGGAAGATGTTTGCATGGCGTCTTTCATCGCCCCGGTGAACCCCGATAAAAAGTCTTACGGCAAAATCAGCTTCATTGCGTTGCAGGCCAATGGACATTAACAGTTTTTTGTATCGATTCTGCGTCATCTTTTCGTTTTCCTTTCAATCCATCCAAGTATACTCTTGGAACCGTTGAATCTGCTTGTTAAACGTGATGGGAAGGTCGCCTATCCCACCTTCCTTGTTCTTGCTCAGCCGGAATAGGTACTTGTCGGGATTATCGCCGGACAGAAGGATGATTGCATCAGCGTCCTGTTCAATCTGTCCACTTTCTCGCAAGTCGGAGTTAGTAGGCGTTGCTCCGGGCTTGGATGGGTTTCGGTTGAGCTGTGCCAGTGCCACCACGACAATGCCTGTGGTCTGTGCCAGTTCGTGTAAGGCAATGGATATGGCTGTAATGGCAGCATATCTGTCCTTTGCGCCTGTTTCGTGGATGAGTTGAAGATAGTCTACGAAGACGACCTGAGCCTTTTTACGGAGAGCCTGAGCCTTCATCCACGCCACGTTCTTTCCGGCAGCGGAGCGGATATATAAGGGCATCTTCATATTCTTTGCCTGTCCGTCAATCTCATTCAAGCTGACAGCCTTATTTTTCACCGTGTCCAGAGGGCAGTATATTTGATTAGCCATCAGACGTGCTCCCAGCTTGCGTTTGCTGGTTTCCAAGCTGAAATAGTACACGGTGTAGTTTTGCTTTGCCATGCTTGCTGCTATTTGCAATGACAGGGCTGTCTTGCCCGCAGACGGTCTGCCGCCGATGATGATGAAATCACCCGGAGAAATGTGCAGCGCTTCATCTAGCCGCTCTAGGCCTGTCTTGATGTACACAGGCTTCTCGTCCATGTGAAGCACATAGTCGTTCAGCACATCCTCGTATGTCCACGCATCTTCTTCCTCAGCTTTCAGGGTCATTGCTTCGCCCATCTGCTGGTAAATGTCTGATAGATCAGAATAGTCGGTAAGCTCGCTGGTCATCTGAAATGCCAGACCTTGCACACGAGTGAGTGCGGCTTGTTCTCTGATAAGCTGTGCCCAACGCTGCATCTGCTCCCTGTCAATTCGCACACACTCTGATTCACAGGTTTGTACACACGCCAAGAGCGTCTGCGCTACGTCTGGATGCTGCGTGTTTATCTCGACTATATCTATCTTACCCCTAGCCGTCCAATAGCCCTGAACAGCCGCAAAAGCGTCTCTCAGCTCAGGTCTGAACAAGTCAAGTTCAAGATCTGGTATGATTTCATCCACAACGCCCGGCTTGCAGAGCATCAGCGCACCAATAAATACCGTTTGAACGTCCATTGTCATAGTCTAGGAAACTCCATCTCCGTACTTTGCTCGTACTGTTCATCCTGTTTCAATGCGTAAATGTCCTGCCATCCGGCATAGATGCTCTGGTCGAGAATGGCTTTCCAGTCGTTCCGATCAAACTTTTCCAGCTTGTTGCAGAGCATCTGTTTTGCCCGGTCTGTCATAGGCTTTTTGATTCTTGTACGCATTTGTGCGAACTCTCGCAGGGATTCCAACAGGGCTTTATCGCCATGAGCAAAGTCGGAGAAGATGTCAGGTTTCTTCTTGACTGCACTCTCCGGCAGGGTCTTGACGTTCGTCTGACTGTCAGTTGATACAATGAGTTCATTGTCATCTGACTTTGAACTCATAGATGAGTTGACCTTCATCTCATTTATGACATGAGGATGAGCTGACTTTCGTGTAGACCATCCTTTTGACGCAATATCGCTTCTTTTCCACTGTTCATCGAGCAGATGCTTAATCAAAATGAAACAAGATTCTGCTTTTTTTGAGTTCAAAGCTGCGTCTTTTTCTTCAAAAACGTATCCACAGATTGCATCGTACAGTTCCAGTTTCTCTTTACTTTTGAGTGTGGAGATTGCTTCAAAGTAATATCGTTGGAACGTAAAGCTGTCTCGTTTTTTGTCCATGTTCAATCCTCTTTGTAGCGTTTGTTCCACGCTTCGATGGCTTTTTCTTCACTAATCGCATCAGATGTCGCAACTCCACAATTATTGCACATCACAAAATAAGTCATACCGTATCCAAACGGACGAATCAATTCTATTTTGGGCGGCTTTGCACCGCAGAACGGGCATCTCTTAAGTTCTGTCATTTTCTAAATCCCTCTCTTGTTCTCGTGATTCGTTTATGTGCCTTGACAGGCCTTGTGCCTTTGCCGTAATCTGGGCGAATATGCTTCGCCTTGATATACCCACAAGGCGGCTTCGGCCCGAAATCAAAAAGGCTCAAGTCAATAACGATGATGCCAAACTTCTTGTTCGTCATATTTGTTCCTCCGGCATATCAGGTGCAAACATCCAATGTGTCACCGTCACATCTTTCGGCAATCTCTCGCCTATCTCATCCCAGAACTGACCGTCTGCGTAACAGCCAAGAAAGTACGCTGTCGGTGAGATTCCTTGCAACATTTTTCCATCTTTATCACGCCACGTTGTCTTAGTTGCAAGCAACAAAGGCTGCGTCCGCTCTCGTGGTGGTTCGCTTGCAGGATGCCAAAGGGTGTTAGCCATTGCTCTTTCTCCTTTCAATCCCCATCCCACACACCGTCAGGACGCATTTTTGCAAACGCTAACAAACCGTACAGGGCACGTTTTGCGTTGCCCTCTGTGGCGTGCCAGTAATCGCTATCGTCCACATCGTCACCTAGCGCAGAAATAGCTTTTTCAAGCATCGGGATGCTTTCTGCGCCTGTTTTGCCATAGATAGAGCGGATGCCGCCCTCACCAAACACTTCCGGCCGATAATAGAATTGACCGTAATTATAGGTGACGTTGAGCCACAGTTCTTTTGTGCCGCCCATAGCGCGCATACCACCTGCGATAAAATGCGCACTATCCGCTTTGAGCGGTTCATGCGTTACTGGGTCGCACGAATAAATATCGTAGCTCATTTTCTCATCTCCCATTCCTTGCACACATCGTCCGGGTCTGTAAAATCAGCCCGGCACTCAGACAGACCGTTGTAACAGACCCACGAGAATCTGTCGTGCCATTTACAGTTTGAGCAGGACTTGTCCACAGTTTGGCATAAAAGTTTCCCTTTGCTGTCCAGTAGAATGCCATTGCCCAGCCTGATTACATTGCTTCCGCTCATCTTTCTTCTCCCATTCCTTGCATCCACGTTCGTCCCACACGAAGTCTGCAACGTGTTCTGACCGGTCGTTTACACATACGCCCTCTGGCTCTGCGTACCATTTGCAAGAGCCACAGGACGGCTCAGATTTGTTTTCACAGGATTCTGCTGTGCATCGGATAGCTTTGCCAGCGGAGAACTGCTTGATGCCCATGCAAGAGCAATGTTCGGTGGTGCAGTAAATGTCCATTATCTCTACCTTCTCTTTCTCCTGTTGAACCGCCCGATCACTCGCTTATACTCTGCATAGCACTCCGGGCAAAGGTCGCCTGTGTCCCTGCGCCACGCCCAGTTCTTGAAGTATTCGTCAGGGTTCATCATCCTGCCGCCAAGAACTGCTCCGCAGCGGTCGCATACTCGCTTGTGGTAGATTCCTCTGTCAGTTTGCATTAGTCATCCTCCCCAACATCCTTGAACAGGATTTCTTTGTAAGCTTTCCAGTCTTTGATTTTGCAAGGATTATGTTCCCAGTCAATCAGCTTTTGTTACGACTGTATCTGCTCCATTGACAGTAACCCATCCATGCTTCAGTCTGGCTTCAGCTTCTTTCATCTGAATCAGTTCTGGAGTGATGGATTCCGACACGATACGATTCGATTCTGCTTCTGCCTGTGCTTCGATCACTTTCACATCAGCTTCCGTCTGAGCCTTCACCTTGTCCGTCTCAGCCTGTGCAAGAGCAGTCTGCTTGTTCAGCTCAGCGATTTCAGCATCCTGCTTTGCCTGTTCTTTCGCTCTAATCTTTTCGGTCAGGGTTTCATCCAGCTCTACGTCAATCACGAGGGCACTTGAAACGTTGATTCCGTATTCATTAGTAAGCTTTTCATTCAAATAATTTGTGATTGCGTTGTTTACTTCCGTTTTCTTTTCAGAATAAATATCCATTACAGAAAACTGGGGCGTTACCTCCTTAACGTAGGCGATAATGCTGTTCTGGATGCGGCTTTCCACAAGCGTTTCGCCATCCATTCCGTTAAAACGGCTGTAGAGTTCAACAACACGGTCTGGAATGAAGTTATAATTTACTGTAAGGTTTACTCCAACCATTCCACCGCTTGCAGGAGCATCAATATGCCAGTCTGCGTGTTCTTTTGCGTTGTAATCTGCCGGGTCGTCCGAAAAAATAAGTTGCTGCTGGCTGATAGGGAACTTGCTAACGTGCTTCATGGGAGAAAGAAAGTGCCAGCCCTGCGACAAGGTGTTCTGTTCAACGCCTCGTGCCGAATAAACAACTCCAACATAACCAACAGGCACTCTCTCCAAACACAGCAAAAGAACCACTGCAGCAAAAAATGCTGCTACCACAGAAGAAATAATAGTTGCTACTTTTTTCATGTTTTACTCCTTATCGTTAAAATTGTTGATAATCAAAAAGGCGACCGCCCAAGATAATAAAAAGAAAGCAATGAGTTCTTTCACTCCTCCGTCACCTCTCTGTACTCCACGTCAATCCCCTTCGGCAAAGCCGTCTGGTACTTCTGGGCGAGCTGTTCTGCGCTCTGGGCATCTCCCAACGGTTGTTCAGGCGGTGCAACGGTAACTTCCACATTGTCACGCATACCAAAGTAGTTCTTGGCTCGGAAAATCCACTCTGCCGGGTTCTCCTGACCATACATACCGTTGTACGCCCACATGGACTGCATTTGCAGAATCAGCTTGAGGATGTACTTCTGCTGCAAGCTGCCGTCACGGCGTTTGCCTGCCATAATCTGCTTCAGGCTCACCCATTCGATACCCAGCACCAGTGCAATCCATTCCACCACAGGGGAGATTCTTGCTTCGATGCAAGCGTCAAAGAAGAAGTCAAGACGCTGCTGAACTTCAATCGGGTTGTTCATGTCCACGCTCGGAAGGTCGCCAAAGTACTTGGCTGCAATCATGCCGATGACCTTCTTGTCCTCTTCATCACCGATTCTCGATTGCAAATCGCCTGTATTCAGCATCTTAGACCTTGTGATTGCTAACTCCTGTTGTTCTTTCACCTTTTTACTCACCTGTGAGCGGATAGACTTTCTCTTGTTAAGCATCTGTTGTTTCTTCTTCTCTCGCTCTTTCTCACGCTTCGCAGCGGCTTCTTCTTTCGCCTTTTGCGCCCGCTTCTCGCGCTTTTTCTTTTCAGCTTCGGTCAGCGGCGGTCTGCCACGACCACGCTTCGGGGGTGTTGCCATGCATCAGACCTCCTTTGGCAGTTTTGGAATCTGCATCCAGAACCTGACCTCTTCACGTCCAACCTCTTCTATCCACTTACCGTCTCTAAATTCTCTTGTTGAAACGCAATCGTTCAAATCCAAAAACTTATATACAACAAAGTAGATTCCATCTTTTTTCGGTTGCGAATCGTTTACGCTAATCCACTCGTTCAAACTCTCACCTCTTCATCTTCGTTTCGATGCTGTCCAGCTTCCATGCAATCTGCCAGACGGAACAGCAGTTGTCCAACTGTCTCCACCATGCACACTTTTCCTTCTCGCATACGCACCGACCAAGCGGATTGCTTGTCATCTTCATCGGGCAGTAAAGCTCGTTATCCATTGGTTATTCTCCGTTCATCTCATAACATTTGCTGTCGTTCTCGTTGAATCCCAAACACCAAGCTAACTCGGAAGCCATTTTCTGATAAATGCCTTTGATATTAAGCTCAGTTTCGGATTTCGCACAGCCACTATAAAGACCATACAGAAAAGCCAGCCTTTCACGCCCTACCATGTTGATATCCTGAATCATCATTTCCACCCCATCACAACAGCCGTACACACGACCAGACACACGTTGATGAACAGCCAGACGAGCATTGCCTGACGTTTTTCAAACAGGTTGTCTACCATGCCTTTGATCGTCCGTTCGGACTGAACTACCACCGCCAGCAGGACTAGGCAGACCAGCCAGCGAGTTGCAAATTCAAACATTGTTATCCTCCATAAAATCGTCCATGCTCAACTGACCGCTGATGTTGTCATCTTCCATCCACCAGCGAAAAACGTCCATGCCGGTCTGCCAATCGCACGGTAAACCTTTTTCTTTTCTGACATCAAGCATTCGCCCAAACGCCGAGATGTACATTTTTTCGTAAGCAGGCCAGCGCATAAACTCACGCTGTCTGCCCCCCCTACCGGCCATAGGACAGCCGATGCAGCCAACACGCTTCTGCCATTCGCAATACAGTGGATTGACAGGCAGGTGTTCGCTGTGCGTGTAGTCCCACACGTCATCGTCAGACCAGTCCACGATAGGATTGACGGTCATCTTGCCCTTAAGGTTGCAGGTCTCGAACAGTTGCCGTTTCTCGTCATTGTCACCCATGAGGATGATGCGCTTCTCCTTGTCACGATGGCTAAACTCCATCGTTCCACGGTTTTTCTTTCTGTTTGTTGATTCAGCCCAGCGAACGCCGGTAGCGATAAATCTATCGCGGCCAGTATTTTCTTTGAGAACGGCACAGCAATAGCGTACAAGTCTTGTCGGCGGCATCAGCTTTTGCGGAATCAGTGTCCACATGGACACAGGCTTGTCCTTGTATCGCGGCATGACGATGGAGCATTTTATTCCACGTTCTTCCATCGCCTTGAACTGCTCACGGATGAAATAGACCGTCTCCGGCGCATCTGCTGTTGTGTGGCTGTTGACCACCTCAAAGTTGATTCCTGCACGTTCAGCCAGAGCCACAAGCACCTGTGAATCCTTGCCGCCAGAGTATGTGACCATGAGCGGTTTCTTGTAACGATGCTCGGATAGCCTTGCAGCGTCCTGCAACCGTGCAATGGCAAGCTGTTCCTTATCCATCAGCTCCACCTTTCTCTCAACTCTTTTTCGACCTGCTCTGACTTTGCAGTGATGTAATCTGCGAACTCGTCAGGGGTCATGTCCTCTTCTTTGAACTTGCCGACCATCTCCCAATACCTATCACCGATGCGGATGATTTTCTGCACCTGTTCATCGGTCAGGTCTGCATCACACCGAAGGTTCTGAATCAGTGCGCCCCATGTGGCGGCGATTCCATCCAAAGCCATGCGGAAGCCGTACAACTGGTTTTGCCGTGCGATTTTGCGGAGGTTGGTTGACATCGCCTGTTTGCCAGACGATGGGCGGTTTCTATGCTTATTCATTCGACTGCTCACCTCTGTTCTCCTTTCAGCCAGTCGTTCAGCTTTGCCATGCAAGAGGGGCAAAGAGCAATAGGTTCCATATCACTTTGCTTGTACCAGTCAAGAGGAACATAACTGTGGTCAATCACAACCTTCTGTACTGCGTTTCCGCAGCCTTTCCATTGTTCGCTTGTTTCGGATGCTCCGATTGTCATGGTATTGTCGTACCATACAAACGTATTGCCACATCTATCGCATTTCATTGTCATGCTTGGCTTTCCTCCAATCTCTTTAGTAGCCCATCCACGTCATACCGCCAATGGACACGCAGCCTTTTTGCTTTGACCTCTATCCCCTCTTGCTCTGCCCACTGCCAAGGGATGCTCTTGCGGCTCTCGTTGTAACGGAACGCCAGAACCTTGCTTGCAGGGATTGCAAAGGTGCGGTTGACTGCCCTGTAATTCACTATCACATGGGCGGTCTGACCGCCGTACCCCATTGCTTCCACCATGTCTGTGATATGCTTTTCCTTGCGGTACTTGCACTTTGCCTTGTCGTACTTGCCGAACACTTTTTCCAGAGGGATAGAGGGCGTTTCGATTGTTTTCAGTTCAAACAGGTGGTTCATTGGGTATCGGTACACAAGGAAGTCGCAGATGTTGTCGATGGAAAAGGATAGGCTCTCGTTGCCGCCGTAGTAGGTAGCAGCACTGTCTTTCAGGCGGTAGCACCACGCATCGGATGGGATGGATGCTTTAAAGTCTGCTTCAAACTGCTTGCCGGTGTTCATAAATCAACCCGTCCATCGTTTTCTTCTCCATGTGTATGGATAAACATAAAGCATTCCTCTCTTAATCATTCTTTCTGTCATCTGTTTTGCCAGCTCAAGGGATGATGCTCTTGGCGCGAAAATCTGTTCCGGGTATTTGATTTCCACCATCAATCCGTTTCGGATAATAGATTTTTCGCACGGATACTTGTAACCGTCTTTCAGGATATAGCCGACCATCTTCTTGCCACTATATGGCTTAAACCCATACCAAATGCAAGAAAGCGGGCTACTTTCAAACGGAACCAAAATCTGTTTATTTGAATCAAATCTGCAATGGCTGTTCAAAACAGAAGCGATGTGCTTCATCGTTTTCTTCGATGGATTTCTCATCCTCGTTCACCTCTAAATTCGCTTCCGAGAAACCGTTTCTTGCCTTTTTCCCGGTGCTTGTCCTCATAATCACGGTGGTACACGCTCTGGCTGTGGTTCAGCTCATATACGAATGCTTTGCGTTCCTCAAAGTCTTTCTTTTCTGCCTTGTACTTTTCGCAGGTGTCGTGGCAAGCTTGGTGGCGTGATGTGCAGTTGAGACAACAGGTAATCATTCTTCGCAAAATCTCCTTTTTGTTACAGCCATCGGGAACTCTTCGATTTCGCTTGCCCAACGTGCAGTGCCCTCGCCGTATGCTCTTTGCCAGACCAGAGGGAAACCGCCCAGACCATCGAACAAACTGCCCAGCGTAGGATTTTCTTTCAGGTAAGGACGCATCTTCTGCACCAACCAGAACCACTGCGGCAGGGCGATTGAATTGCCCAGAGCCTTGTATCTTGGGCTGTCAGCGTATTTGTGCTTCTTTCCTTTGCTATCCGTCCAGTTACCAATGTTGGTGTAATTGTCAGGAAATCCTTGTAGCCGTTCACATTCAACAGGGGTTAAGCGGCGAACAATCCAACGGATAGCTTTCTCTGCAATCAGGCATTCGCTGCCATTGCCGATGTTCCCTGCTTTCGCTTTCAAGGTTGAACATTTATCACTTTCCTTGTAGCTACTGAACGACTGTTCGTTGAAGGTCTTGCGTTCGATTGCAATGGCCGTGTAATCTGTGATTCTGTTTTCGTGGTCGCCTGTAATGGTCGGTACGATTTTTCCATCGCCGTTTCCACGAGCATCATAAACAACAGGCTGAAACAACGTCTGGTCTTGCAACGTAGAAATCGTTGCGCTCAATTCAGTTTGAACCAGAGCGCCTTTACCGCCACCCTCACATCCAGAACGGATTTTTAGAGTGTAGGCTGCGGGTTCTGTGCATCGAGTCGAAGTCTCTCGATGGTCTGATTCCAATACTCGTCCAGTTCCTTTTCCTCCAGACCTTCCTGTTCCTTCACTTTCTGCATCACCTGTGATAGAGTTCCCGGATTCCACCATTCGATCATATCCAGCAACGCTTGCTTCAGGAGTTCGGGCAAAGGTTTTCCACGCCGGGATGCTCTCACAAGGATTCCCTGACAGGCTCGTGCGCTCAAATAGTATTTCTGCGGCACGTTGTCCTCTAAAATCTGCGACAAGCGCGATACGTTTTCTACGTTGGGGAACTCCCCAATATTGAGCGTCAAGCTGTCGCCAAGCCAGAGACCATCCGTTTCCAGCGATTGCTCCGGCTTTGCTCCATCTGCCCCCCCTATCCGAAGGTCGAGGAATTGAAACGTCTGGTTGTTCCACGCGGGCAAGTTCTTCCAGCACGGCTCTGAAATCTTCTCCTCCGTTGGAGCTGAACGCTCCTGGCACGTTTTCCCAAATAGCGAAAGTTGGATACAGTCCATTTGTCGCTTTCCTCATTTCTTTTATGATTCGAACCGCTTCCATGAACAACCCGGAGCGTTCTCCAGCAAGTCCAGCCCCGCATCCAGCAATGGACAAATCCTGACACGGGCTTCCGAACGTGATGCAATCCACAGGCTCTATCTGGTCTCCGTGAATCTTTGTGATGTCGCCCAAGTGCTTCATTTTTCCAAACGCCCGTCCAGCCAGATAGCGCAGCTCTTATATAAGGTAGGCGGTTCGCCTTTTGTCCCGGTAGCGTAACCGTTAGTTAAAAGGGAGATCAGAACTGTCGTCAATCACAGAGAAGTCATCCGTGTTGCCCTGAGAGTAGTTCTGCGGTGCATCCTGCGCCCGATCGGCGGGTTTGCTGTCAGACTTGCCACCGCAGAAGTCAACCTTGTTCGCCATGATTTCCGTTGCGGTGCGATTGTTTCCCTGCTTGTCGATATATTTCCGGGTCTGGATGCTACCAGTCACCAGAATCAAGCTGCCCTTCTGGAACCACTTGGAAACGAACAGTGCCGTATTGCCAAATGCGGTGCAGTTGAAGAAGTCGGTTTCTTTCTGGCCGCCACTCTGACGGTCGCAGGCAATGCTGAACGTGCAAACATCCTTTCCAGACTTCGTGACCTTAGCTTCGGGCGTGTGAACCAGACGCCCCTGAATTGCGATAGAGTTGAGCATTGTTTAGCCCTCCTTCGGCTGTTTCTGAGCGCATTCCCAACACAGGACGCGTCCAAAGCGTTTCTTCGTGCTTCTTGCAGTTTCCAGCGGAGTGACGGTGCGGTTGTTATACTGAATAGGCTGCAACTGCTTTCCGCAGCAAGCGCATGGGGGGATGGTTTCCGCTTCCGTTTGCTTCTGCGCAGGCTTGTTTGCCCTGCTTGCGGTCTGCTTCTGGTACTCGTCCGTGTCAGCGTCCTTCGTATCGTCAATGCAGAACAGACCGTTCAAGGCGTACTTTCTGGCGTAACTACTTGCAGTGCCGGTAATCTGCGAATCGTCCATGCCCTTCTTAAACTCAGGCTCACGAGCGTATGCAGTCACCGTGTAGGTGGCACCATCCTGTGATTCAACCGTTGCAGTGGCTTCGATATAATGCCAGCTATCAACGATAACAGGCTTGTCGGAAAGCCGCAGCACAAGGCTATGCGCTTTCAAGATGGGCTTGACCGCTTCGAGAATGTCCTCGCACGAGCGGTACTTGTATCCACCGAATTTGTTCATCTGCCCCTTGGGGGCTTTCAACTCTGACTGAACAGCCATCAGAGCTTCATGGATTTTGCTGTTGTCCATCAGTTGTTCTCCTTCCTCGCTTCTTTTCTCGCTTTACGGCAAGCCGGGCAACGCTTAGGCAATGCCATGTTATGCGATTCGAAGAAAATGCGTTCTGCACGAGTAATCTCGAACATTTTGCCGCAGTCACGGCACGTTTTCTCTATGCTCGTGTCCCAGTCCCAGGAAGCTCTTCTTGCGGCATCTTCGACAGCAAACGCTTCTTTGATTTTGTCATAAGGACTCCTAACAAGCGTATGCTGCGGTGCGTGACCGTTCCTGCGGAGCGTTTCTTCTAAGTTGTTCCTTTTGCAGTTTGCGCAAAGAGTTTCGGTGCTGTTCGGAAACACTGAAAACGGCTTATTGCACTTTTCGCAGTGCTTGATTTCTTTCTTGTATTTGCCCATTTTCTTTCCTTTCTTCGGCTTCATTAGGCTTTATTGTTCTTACTTTGGCTTAATATGGCTGTACAAAATCAGCCAGCCATCAGTTGTGCCAACTGCGCACGGAGGTCTTTCAGCTCCGCTTCCCTGTCGTCAATTTCAGACTGCAAGTCCTTAATCTCAGCCAGCCGGTCAGCTTCTTTTGCTTCTGCTTCCTGCTCACGGGTCAGGAAATACACGCCGTCCTCCGGCTCGTTTATTCCTCCGAATCTGTCAAGGTTAATCATCTTTTGGTCTCCCTCTCTTACGTTCTTCTTTGATTTGCAACGCACTGTACCACTGGTCTTTGTCAATTTCGATGGTAGACCACCGGTGGTTACAGACAAGGCACTTTTTCCTGCGAACGATGCTATCGTGGTCAGACCGACTGTCAACCGTTGTAATGTTGTCGCTACCGCACATCGGGCATTTCATTGTGTATCCCTCCACTCGCTGGTGTGGTGGGCAACACGCTTGATTTTTCGGCATTCTTGCTCGCTGCGTTCGTCCATCTCCCCGCTAACTGCCAACGCATACAGCAAGATAGCCGTTGCGAGAAGCCCACAGGATACGAACACCCAGCCAAGCATCTGCGCTGTGGTCTGGCATCCTTGAATTGCATCGCCACAACCGACTGCTGCGATAGCCGCGACCAGACCGAGCATGGAAAGCACCATACCTTTCAAAGTTTTCATTGGTTCTCCTTAGTTCAAAATGATGTCAAACATAAACGGTTTGCTTTCGTTTATCACGATTGTTGCGTTCAGAACCTGCGCTATCTTTGCAAGTGTTTCAGTTTTAACACCAGTCTTGTACGGTTCTTTGTTCGGACTGGTGATATTGTAAACTGTTTGCTCGGACAACCCGCTCCTGTGAATAAGCTCAAGAGCGCTCATGTTTCGCTTTTTAAGCGCTGCTTTCAGTGTCATCTATTCTCTCCTTAGCTTTTCACTGAATGCCCGAAAATCCAGATGGTTGCCATCAGAGCGCCAACCGCGATGATTGCCCGCGTTGCATCTACGCCAACCAAAAGGTCAATTCGGTGAATCAACCAGAAGTTCAGCAGGAACTCTGCTAGAACCAGTGCTAAGACGATTCCCCAAATCAGGACGATTTCTACCAGTGCTTTCATCTTTTTCCTTTCTATTATGTATGTGTTCCAGTCGGTCTTTCTCCCGGCTGTGCCAGCGGATTTCCCGCTTTCCGTAGTATCTACCGTTCATAGGTAAGCTCCCCTGTTGCGAGCATTTGTGACACCTCGCCGTAATGCTTGCCCAGCTTGTCCGCAAGGGCTTGTACTTCTCCGATGGATGGAAAGGTCTTTTCCGGCTTCTTCTTTTCTTGCTGTTTGATTTTGTACGTTGCCTTCGCGTTTAGGTTCGCCTTTGCGTTATAGGCTTTCTTGGCGCATCCATTGTGGTACTTCTGCGATGCTACTTTTTTCAGCATCGGCTTTCCGCAGTATGCGCAGAACGCCTTACGGGGCTTGAATGTAACCCCGGCCTTCTTGCGCTTTCTGTCACGCTCTTTATCGACTTTGCGCTTGCATTCTGAACAATACTTTCTTGTCGGTCTGACCACGCCAAGATACAAGCCGCAGCGCTCACAGTACTTTTCTTCCACGCTGCATCTCCTCTTTCAGTCTGGCTTCCCGATTGTGCCGTTCAAAGCACTGGTTGATGGATTTCTCCATCCACAGCACCTTGTTGGCATCGTTTTTGGACACGCCAGCAGCCATTGCAAGCTTCAGTCTGCGCTTGCTGCTTTGAGCTTTACGAAATTCCATCACCAACACTCACCAGCCTTATCTGTGATGAACTTCGGGACTTTCTGACCTGTTGCAACGCACAGCGCAACCAGCTTTTCAACCCAGATGTCGTACAGGCTTTCTTTGGGCATATAGCACTGGCCGACACAAGGCTCCTTAAAGCTTTTCCAGATCGTCAGTCCGACAGCGCCATCCGTGACCGTCCATATCATACTGTAACCTTCACTGCACAGGTTGTACATAATGGCTCGTGCTTTGCTTTTGGCTTTGTTGATTTCAAAGGCATCCCAGCACTTTTTGCTTTCCTCGTAGGCCTCAACCGCAGCGTCAATGGCAAACTTGGCTTCATCAGGGTGCTCAAGGTCTACCTTTAAGGTGATGATCTGTTCCATGTTCAGTCCTCCGCTTTCTGGGTTTTCTTTGCTTTCAAGAAGAGGTTTACGAAGTAGACTTGGCCACGACCGGAAATCTTTGGAGTGCGGTTGATAGAAATGTGGTCGCTGTGCTGAATCGTGGTTTCTTTGATTTCAAACAGCCCCATCTCCATACTCCGCTGCGTCGGCAAGTTGTAATCGCTACGTTTCGGGCCTTTGATGAGATAGCCATTCCGGCGTAGCCAGTCAAACAAGCGGTTCCGACCGATGTTAATGCCGTTCTGAGACAGCAACTTTGCCATTTCGCCAACCAAAATGCTCTTTTTGCTAGCGCTCACCGCGTCAGCAAAAACGCCCTTCGGCGTAAGTTCTGCAATCTGCTTGTCCTTCTCTTCCAGCTCCTCATGCGCTGCGATCAGTGCAGTTGCAAGGAGCTGCGAGCGGGTAAGCTGCGGTTTTTCAGCCAGCTTCTTTTCCATTTCGTTGAACGCTGCAATGTACTTCAGTTTCCATTCGAGAGCAGCCTTTCCGGTGAAACCCATAGCCAGCAGGGTGAAGCCGTCACGGTTCATCAGATACATGGGGTAGCTCTGGCCGTTCTGCTCATGGACGTACTCGGTCTTGTAGAACATGGGGGTGTCCCCATTTTTGGGGAGACCCCTCATAATGTCTTCGATGTCACGCATCACATGGTCATGACGCTTCTCGAAGCTATCTGCAATCTGACGGCTGGAAACCACAGGCTCGCCATTTTGCATGGATAAAATAATGTCGTTCATTTTTAATCCTTTCTTATGACTTACTGCTTGTCCCTCACAAGTAAAGCGTCTACCGACACACGGAAGTAATCAGCAACTTTCACAAGCTGTCGAATGCTCGGCCCATTTGCGGAGCGTTCCCACTTGCCCAGTGCGCCGTTGCTTAAACCAGCGGCTACTTCCAAGTCAGTACGAGACAGACCATGTAACTTGCGAAACTCGTCGATTTTAGAAAGATTCACTAGCCATTCTCCTTTCTGGGCTTGCATTTTACTAGAAAATATGCTACTATGTAGTTGCGAAGTACAAAGTGAACATTTTCTAGCGATTTCCCGATAGATTTGTCAGGGGTCTTAGTTTTTGTTTGCCCTATGCTTCATATTATACTAGCCAATTGGCTATTTTTCAATAGTCAATTTTCAATTTTGTGAACATTTGGCTATTTGCACAAAAAGAGAGGTCTTTTTCTATGCGCAATGTGGAGCGAGCCAAAAGAATCGCTGCCGACAAGGGTGTCAATATATCCTTTGTGTGCAGAGAAATCGGAAAAAGCAGAGGTTATATCTCTTAAATGCTTACTACCGACAGGGATTTTCCAGATGAAATGCTTTCGCCAGTAGCCAACGCGCTAGGCGTTACAGTTGAAGAACTGACTGGCAACCAAAAAGAAAACCCGCCCCAGCAGCCGCAAATTGAAGTTGACGCGGATATTAAATGGATTGAGCAGAAGCTAGTAGAGATGCCGAAAGAAAAGCGTGAAGCTTTGATGAAGCTTATTAAAACGATGTGAAGGGGATGCCAATGAAAGGAACGGGCTTAGATAAGGCAGTTTTCTTTGGCGGCATTGGACTGCTTGTTTTTTCTTGCAGCCTGCATGGGACACCCAGTGCTATTGTTGGTATTGCTGGAATTGTTCTTTGCTGTTACAAGTGGCAGGCCTGCTTTGGCACAAAAGCAGAAAGAAAAGCCAAAAAAGAAGCACAAAAGTTCAAGCAGAAATGGAAGCGGCGCAGGAAAGAGAAGAAATCAGGGCTGCGCATAACCCTGTAAAAGCAAAAATTATTGTTTCCAACACTAGCAAAAAGGCAGGGAGTGCTGCCATCCGTACTGCCATTGGCAGTTCAATTGCTGGATTGCCCGGTGCTGTTTACGGTGCAGCATCCGCAAAATCTAAAACCAGCGTCACATTTTATGTGACGTATGAAGATGGGCATCACGGAAGCGAAACTGTAAATTCCGATTCTAGCCGGTTCTTAAAACTGATGAAAGTCTGTAAGGATTGACCCGGTACAAATAAAACCCCTTGCGCCGGGCTTTCGGTAGCCTTATGCGCAAGGGGTTTTGTCATGCATTGGTTATTGCTTCTTTTGCCGCCGGAATCTTCTCAGGGTGTTCCAGCAGCCATGCAATAAATCGGTCAATCTTGGCTCTTTCCTGTTCACTCATTGTGGCATATCCTCCCGATCGGTAAATGCAGATGTTCATTTGATACGATTATACATCTTCTAGTTGTTAAGTCAATGTCTTTTGAACAACTTTGTAAAAATCGAACGTTTTCTTCACATCCATTACTTCACATCAGGGAAGCCACGAGTGTTCAAGTCAAAAGGGGCAACGCCTATCCATCTTTCCTCCAATCACAGCTCTACGAGCTGTCCGTCAATGCGTTCGATGTTGTCTGCCGGGTCGCGCCCATCGTCTAAGGCGGCTATGGCGCGTTCCAGAACGCCTTTTGCTTCGAGGTAAGCATCTTTATCAGCCTCGTACCCAGAAAGGCTCAGGACAAGCTCCAGCGTCCGTCTGCGAGCGTATGGGACAATCAGAGCATCTACGGTTCGGTTCATTAGCTTTCCTCCCACGGTTCAGGTGTGTGCGGCTTCCCATCGGGAACACTGGCAGGCATTCCGTCGATGATCGGCATACGTTCATGGTTCCAGATTACAGTTTCTTTCATTTTTGTTCCACTCCTCTTTGGAATTTTTTGACAATACAGTTATATCACATCTCGCTGTTTCAATGAAATAGCGACTTTTTTCAATTATTGTTTCACATTTTGAACAATATATCAGTTAAATTCCTTTACATTTGTATCATTTTGTCGAAAGAGGGGTATTTATGGATGATTATAGGATACGAGTGGCAAAAGCGTTAGAGATGGCAAGAGCAGAATCCGGACTTAGCCAACAGAAGCTTGCGGACAAAATGGGTGTAGGCCGGACATCCATTTTTCGTTATGAGCAAGGGACAATGACTCCAGATGCTTCTACTATCATAAAGTGGTTCGTGTGCTGCGGTGTTGCGGTCAAGCCGTACATAGACACTTGTTTGCATCCCGGATTATTGGAAAGTCTGGCTGGCGATGCCAGTACCGAGAGAAAGAGAGATACGCTGATAGAGCATATCAAAGAAGCCCATTCGCAAGAAATCGACCTGCTGTGCTATCTGATCTATGGCAATCACGGCTCAGATTACCTTGCCGTTCTGTGCGAAATGGTAGCAAACCTTCACACGACTTTGCGTGATCGTGTGTCCGTCTGCCGCACCGTCACAGGTCATTATGAAATGGCGCAGGCAACCAAAACTGACCCAGACCCAGACGGAACACAACCCAATATGCAGATTTTATATCAGGCACAGGACTGTGGGGAAGCTGCGGCCATGAAGCGAAACGATTCGTATACCATCAACGAAGAAAACATTTTGCGCTGATTGTCGAATTATCGCAGTTTTTGCGGAACATTTTGTCCTCGTTCATCCACTTTTTGTACACGTTTCATGCAGATTAGGTATACCTTTACCTTGTCAATCCGTCCCCCATAGGCTGTAAATCGACAACATTCGCGCGGAATAAATAACGTATTATCGTTAATCTATTGCTTGCGATTTGTCGGCTTGTCAATCTGTCCCCCATAGCATTGAATTAAAAGTTTTCTCATCCACTTTTTGTACACCTATCCACAATCTGTCCACGTTTGACACGGATAATGGAAGGTTGCTTCATCGCCGATACAGTCTTATTCAGCAATTGACAGCTTGAATTATCAACAAACTGGAAATGGAAAAATAAAGAAATTGTTGAAAATTATCGTCATCGACTATTTAACGATGATATTTAACCTCTTGTTTATTTCTTGTTTAATATATAATATGTAGATGGGGGACGAAATGACAAAGCATGGGGGACTTTTTGACAAGTCATGGGGGACAAAATGACGAGGATATGGGGGACAAAAAGACAAGTCATGGGGGACGAAAATAGTTGACACGTCCCCCTACTTGTGGTATACTGTTTTCAGACCATTAAAGGAAGTGAGCAGATGCCAAAAATATCAGACAATAACCTTGTCGAGAAAAGCAAGTCCCTTGTTTGGGCGAAGTTCAGGGACTACACCGCAGGAGAACTTCGGCTGTTGGAGGTTTACCTATCAAGAATAAATCCGAGAGACCCAAGCAGCAGCCGTGTGGAGTTCACTTTGGCGGAATATAGGGAGCTTCTTGGGCTGAAAAGCCTTGATGCAAGAAGGATTGAGCCGCAGATCAAGCACTTTCTTGGCAATACGGTGTCGATTCCAATTGACAAGGAGAAAGGCACGTTTGAAAGCTTTGTCTTGTTTACGAGGGCAAAACTGGACTATGTGCCCGAAACAAGGTCTTACGTTGTAGCAATCACCTGCAACCCTGACCTGCGCCCTATCTTCTTTGACATAGCCGAAAGCGGATATGTTCGGTATCGGCTGCGTTACACGTCACGGATGAAGTCACAGTATAGCATCTTGCTTTACTCGATTCTTCGGGACTGGTTGAATATGGACAACAAACCGCATGAAATCAGTCTGAAGAAGTTGAGAGAGCAGCTCGGTGCGATGGAAGCCAGCTATGACGTTTACAAGAACCTTCGCAAGCGAGTGCTTGACGTTGCGGTGGATGAAATCAATGCTGTGTCTGACATTGTTGTGACCTACGAACCAGTCCTTGTGGCACGAAAGGCTGTGTCAGTCAAGTTTAAACCAAAAATTAAAGCGTCTGAGACGTTGATTGAAGCACAGGCAAGCGAAGTGTTGACCGAACCTCAAAAAGCCGCCAGAAAGCCCCGCAGAAGCGGATATGAGGATTTCGACTGGTCTGTGTGTGACGGACTGGAAAAGCAGGACTGCATTGACGTGGCGAAGGTAGTTGAGAAGTGGATGAAGAAAGAGCATCCTGAAATCAAGCTGCCAAGACGCAGAGAAGCTGTCTACGACACGGTGAAGGCTGCATACAATGACATCTTGTCTTTGGACAGGTCTCCGTTCCCGGACAGACCTGTTGGTTATCTGATTAGAAGCGTGGACAAGGCGGGTATCGTAGACAGGTATATGCCAGCGTTCTATTCCATTGAAGCCTTGCAAGAGCAGCCAGATGTAGCACATTAAGCAGAAAGGAGAAGGCATGAGACTGATTGACGCAGATGAATTTTATCAGCAAGAATGGATTCGCTGCGGAATGTATGAGCCGATGATTGGTGTCGATAAAGTCTATGACAACAAAGAAACATCATACAGAACATTACGAAGTAGGTTAAATAAAGTTCGAGAAGTCGATGATCTTAGTATTGCAAGATGGATAAATGTAAAAGACCGTTTACCAGAAAAATTAATCGATGTTCTTGTGCTAGACGGAAACTGCAAAAAAATAGCCTATCTAAGTGATGGAAGAATTTGCTCAGATTCATGGAAAACAAATTATATCGATAAATTTGGCGAAAGAGAAACACTAAACGGGGTGACGCATTGGATGCCGTTACCAGAACCACCGAAAGAATAAAGAAAGAGTGATAAAATGGCAAAAATTCCCTACTCCGTTCTGAATAAAGCAGAACTTGACCTTGAAAAGAAGTTTGATTATCAGTTTCAGTTCAATCATCATGGAAATCAGGCTTCTGTAAGGGTTTTGCCGCAGAAAAGCTATAGCGAACTAACGCCTGACGAAGCGATTGAAGCCGGGAAAGCTTTGATCGAAGCTGGTAAAGCAGCGAAAGAGTTCGTTTACAACGGATATTTTATAGACTGGGGAGAATAAAAATGGCAAAAATCATAGCTGTTGCCAACCAGAAGGGCGGCACAGGAAAAACCACCGCAAGCACCTGTCTGGCTGGTGCGTTGCAGTTGCTTAGCAAGAAAGTCCTGCTGGTGGATTGCGATGCCCAGTGCAACGCAACGGACACCTACGGCGCACAGACAGAGGACGTATGCACCCTGTTTGATGTGATGACCCGGCAAGGAACGGTAGAGGAAGGAATCCAGCACTGCGAAGCTGGCGACATTCTTCCGTCCGACAACGCATTGAAGGACATTGACGAGCAGCTTGTCCGGGACATGGGCAAGAACTTCCGGCTACGAGAAGCCCTTGAAAGCGTGTCTGAGCAGTATGATTACATTGTGCTGGACACTCCCCCGCAGCTTGGTCTTGCGCTTGTGAACGCACTGATCGCCGCCAACAGCATCATCGTTCCCATCACAGCAGACCGTTACGCACTGGCTGGTTTGAGCCAGCTTTCGCAGACCATCGGCGATGTTCGCAGATACTTCAATCCGACTTTGAAGATTGAAGGATTGCTCCTGAACCAGTACAAGAGCCGTGAGAACTTGTCCAAAGAGGTCGTTGAGCAGCTTCCTGTGATTGCACAGAACATGGGGACAACCCTTCTGGACGTGAAGATTAGACCGTCTATGGGCGTTCGTAAGGCGCAGGCAGAGCGGCACAGCCTGTTTAGCGGTGACACGGCAAAGAGCACCAGCGCAGAGGATTTCAAGGCGTTGGCGAAGAAAATTGTAGAGGAGGATAAAAATGGAAAGCTTTGACGTTATTGCAAGCGTTTTGAGACGTTTGAAAAATTATATGAAAACAGACATCGAAGAATTTGAAACATACCGCCATGAAGAGCTTAGGAATAGAAAAGACTTAGGCTTACATGTCCAAACGGAGGAAGAAAAGTGAAATCAACCAGCAAAAAATCCACAGGTTTGCTTGGCGGATTTGATTTCCAGCCTATTTTTTCGGAACAGGCATTAAGCCGAAGTGAGTCAAAGGAAGAAGAAGTAAGCCAAGCAAAGCCGAACGAAGCCGAACAAGCACAGATTAAGCCCAGTGAAGCCACAGACAGCCATACACAGTCTAATGAAGCGCAGTTAAGCAGTATTAAGCCGAAGCAAGCCAAAGTCAGCGAAACACAGCCGAATAACGCCGTAGTAAGCGAAAGCAAGCCAAAGAAGCTGAAACAGGCGAAGGAAGTTCAACGTCTTATCGAACAAGGCGATGTTCCCGGCGCACTAGCAGAAGCTGGCTTGACAAAGAAAAAAATCCCAATGCCGGAATCGCATCAGGGCGTTGCAAGTGGCGACGGCAAGCGCTCAAAGCGCATTACCATCCTTATGAGCGAGGAAGAACGCAAGTACATCAACCGTGAAGCAAGGCGGCATGGAATGACGATTGGACAGTTTGTGTACGCTCTGGCTGCTGCTGCGGCAGATGGGAAGATTGAATTGGAGGATTTCTTAGATGAATGATAGTGAACGACGCCTTATTCGATTTGTTTGCGATGGTGATATGCGAAACGCGCAAAAAGCTGTTAAAATCATTTTGGATTCTATATCATCCAAAAAAGATGAGCAATTCAAAGAAAATATGTTTCGCAAGTTGGAAAGCAAAAGAGAATTTATTGAATTGCCATATAACTTACAGCATCTTTTGATCGCAGAAGATACAGAAGAATTTCCAGAAGCAAGATTCCTTCTTAGGAACGAAGAAAAAAGTATAACGCATAAAATCGTTGCTATTTATCGAACATCTGAAAAATTGAACGAAATGGGTATTCCTTATTTGCCAGCATTGATGCTTTATGGGCAAAGCGGATGCGGAAAAACCATGCTGGCTAGGTATATCGCGCATAAAGCAAAACTTCCGTTTTTGAGGATTCAATTTTCAAGTCTAGTTGATTCGCACTTAGGGCAAACTCAATCTAACCTTGCGAGAATTTTTGATTATGTGAGAACCGCTCCTTGCGTTCTTTGTTTTGATGAAATAGATGCGGTCGGAATGGCTCGTGGGCAAAAAGATGACGTTGGGGAAATGAACCGTGTGGTTATTGCGATTATGCAAGAAATGGATAGATTGCCGAACAATGTCATCATTATCGGAACGACAAACCGATTTGATAGGATTGACCCTGCGCTTACAAGAAGATTTCCGTTGCAATACGAATTAAAGCCGTTGTGTCGTGCGGATGCAGAAATACTTTCCAAAAGGTTCTTTGAATATGCAGGAGCACAATATGAGAACATAGCTTATGAAGATAACGTCCCCGCATCTACTGTTATCAAAGAATGTACAGAACGAATTGTAAATCAAGTTCTGAATCAAGAGGATTTCTTGGAGGATTGAGGTATGTCGTGAAACACGATATACCTGTAACCTGTATCTTCCGGTATTAGGTGTTGACTTTTAAGCACACAAATAGTATACTTAATGTGCGCTCAAAAGTGGAGGTGAACGCATGAGTGCAAAAATGGGAAGACCAAAGCTGGAAAACCCGAACAGTGTTCGCACAAGCGTCCGTTTGGACGTGAATACTGACAAACAGCTTTCGGATTATTGCGAAAAAAACGGCATTTCTAAAGGAGAAGCTGTTCGTGAAGCTGTCCAGCAATGGCTTGAACATCAAAAATAAAAAAATCCCCTAAACTGTTCGGAACTTGGCAGTAACAGACAGTTTAAGGGATTACACTCCATGCGATTATGGGTGATAAATCCATTATATCATCTTCATAGTTGCATTACAAGCAAGATTTTTGTGGTAAAGCCAATGAACATTCCAGCAACGAAAGAAGAGATTCTCGAAAATTTCAAGCAAAACAGCAACGGCCGTCCGCTCAACAAGGATGATTACGAGATTGCGGAAGCGTTATCTCGAATCACTTACAAGGCGTATGAGGTCGGAATGGAAGATGCTAAACAGTTGTATATGGAGGATATGATGGATAACAAGAGATGTAACGCACTTCACGTTTTCAAGAACAAGACCTTTGGCCAGCTTCGCACGATTGAAGAAGATGGAAAGATTCTTTTCTGTGCTTCTGACGTGGCAAAGGCTCTTGGGTACGTTCGCCCCGCAGATGCTATTACGCAGCACTGCAAGGGGTCGGTGAAACGCCGAGTCCTTACAAAAGGTGGCGAACAGGAAGTGAAATTCATTCCAGAGGGCGATGTTTATAGACTTATCGTTGGTAGCAGACTCCCTAGTGCAGAAAAATTTGAAAGTTGGGTTTTTGATGACGTTCTTCCGTCTCTCCGAAAGGATGGCTATTACAGCCTTGCCCCGCAGGAGAACAAGCCCGACACGCAGGGCGATGCAATCTTGCAAGTGCTGATGAAAAACACGGAAGTCCTGCAAGCAATCGTTCAGCAGAACCAGCAGATTATGATTGCTCTTACCAATCTGTCTGTCAACGATGCAAAGCGCACGATGGAGATTCAGCCTTACACTTCCCATCAGGGGCAGAAGGGTGACGGAAAACGTAGCAAGCGAATCACAATTCTTATGAGCGACAGCGAGCGGACGTTTGTTACGAGAGAAGCCCGCAAGCATGGATTTACGGCAGGGGAGTACATTTATAACCTGTCCGTTGCAGCATCGAAAGACCAGATTGACTTAGGCTGAATTGGCGGCTGGATTTTCAGCCATTAATTATCAAAGCCCAAAATTTGGCTCTGTTCATGGCTGAATTTTCAGCGCTGATAGTAAATAAAGAGGGGGTCTGTCCAATTTTGGACAAATCCCCTCTTCTGTTTTACTTATCAGCAATGCAATCCCAGTAGAGATACGCTTTGCCATCTGCGGCGTCTGCGTCCTCAAGGAACGCCTTTGCCATGTCAGCGTAGAAGCCCGGAGTGTCAACGGACTGGCGTTTTGCGACCTGACAATAATCCGAGTACATCATGTTCATAACAGCCCAGAAATCGTTCGGGTCACAGGTGATATTGCGCTGTTTGGCAACGTCCTGTGTCTGTTCCAGCGTCCAGTGACAGCCCTTTGTGCCGTCAGCGTTCACCATGCTGTCGCACCATTCCTCTGCTTCATCGTGAGTGAGGTGCTGGCGCGGCATCTTAATGGAGCGGCTGTCTGCGCCGCCACGTTCATACTGACCAGACCGCTTGTCCCAGTCTCCGTTCTGCGAGAAGCCGATTTGCGGCATTCTGCGCCCATTCTCTACGTCAGGGTAGCGGGGGATGGGGTATGGGTCGATGTAGCGGTTTTCCTCCTGCGGATAGTAGGGATAGCGGTCGTTGCCACCTTCCAGCTTACGCAGACGGCGTTCCATCTCACGCTCCCTGCGGTCACGCTCTTCCTCAAGGCGGTCGCGTTCCGGCTCACGGTCTTTGTCGTGTTCACGGAGCATCATCATGCGGCGAAAATTGTTCTTGCCCATAATCTACACCTCCTCAAGAAATAGACGCGGGCGCACCAGCGTGGGAACGGCAGAAGCAGCCAAGATATTTGAATGTGCCGGTGCCAGTGGCAGGCGTTGCAACACGGGTAGCGTAGCGGGTGCGAGTGTGGATGCTCTCGGCGGTTGCCTGAGCGCAGTTGCAGTCGGTCAGAGGGTATGCGGTCGTGCCTGCGCCGATGGTAATGACAACAGGGGCGTTGATGGTGGTCGTGTCCGGGATGCTCTGGGCGACCACGATGCAATACTTCTCTCCGTTCTGGTATGCGCCAGCAGGGATGTTGACGGTCAGCGTGTCATTGGCAAACGTAACGGACTGGCTCAAGACCAGATGGGGGCAGAGTTTGCAGCTTGTTTTGCAAGCCATAATGTTTTCCTCCTAAAAAATCAGGGGCAGAGGTGTCTTACCCCTGCCCCGATGGTTCACCCGGTGTTATCGGGGAGTGTGTAGGTTAGCAGCAGCCGCAGCAGTTCACGCCCACGTTGGGGTTTGCCACCTGATAAGCGGGAATCGGACGAGGATTGACCCGATTCAGGATGGTATCAGTCTGCTGGGACATCACGGTGGTCAGAAGCGCATTCTGCCGATCCTGAGAAGCGGCAAACTTGAGGTTCTGGTTCTCAGCGGTCAGAGTTGCGATCTTGTCCTGCGTGAAGTAGTCCATCATGCTGCGGAAGTTGGCGTTGCAGTTGTCCACGATGGCGCGGGCATTGTCTGCGATGGCCTGCCGGGTGGCACAGTCTTCCGTTGCGATGGTGTACTTCAGGTCGCCGATCAGCTGCTTGTTCTCGCAGCAGCAAGATGCCAGCTGCGTGGCAAGAGCGGTCTGACCCGCCTGCCGTGCGTTGCCTTCCTGCATGATAGCAAGGCTGATGGCATTGTCGCCGTTGGACACGCTGCGTTCCAGGCCGTTCACCAGCTGTGCGTTCTGGTAGCCAAGCTGACAGATGGCACTGTTCACGCCTGCAAAGCCGTTCGCGATGTTGGTGTTGACGCCGTTCATCTGCGCCAGCTGGTCATAGCCCAGAGAGCAGATACCGCTCTGGATGCCCGCCAGAGAGCGGGAGGTGTCCTGCTGGTAGAAGCCCTCAGACAGAGCCGCGCGGGTGTCTGCACCGCCCTGACCAGTTGCGCCAGTGCCGACCAGATAGGGGATGTAGGCGTTCATGCCGTTGTCACCACCGTTCCGGCCATAGCCGTTTGTGCCCCAGCCGAAGATAATGGCGAGGATAATAACAGCCCAAAGACCCTCGTTGCCGAAGAATCCGCCGTTGTTATTGCCGCCATCCTGCCCAGCCAGATAGCCAGTTGCAAAATCGTCCATAAAAAAACTCCTTTCGTTTTGCGTTATGCCATCCCATCGCCGTATGCGATGGGCGAAGCCAAACAAAAGCGGTTTTTGTCAAGTCCGCAAAACTGAGAAGCGTTTCGCTTAGAGGGATGCTTTATCGGGGCAGCGTCAGATTCAGGGCGCTTGCCAGTTGGTTCAGGTCGATGCCACGCTCTTTGGCGAGGTTCTGCGCCATCGTCCTGAGTTGCGCTTCGTTTTTGCCCTGAATCAGGTTCAAGCCCTGCATAATGGGGGCGCTCTGCCCACCCAACTGCTGGATAAGCCCCATCGGGTTTTGTCCGGCACGAGCCAGATTTGCAAGCTGCATGATAGGGCTGTGAGTAATCATATCAAACGGAGAGGGCATCGCTTATTCTCCTTTCTTCGCTGCGGCAGAGGGCTTCGAGAAGCTCTTCTGCCATTTTTCCAGCTCATCCAGCCGGCGCACGATGGCATCGTACTGCTCAACAGGCACATACTGCTGTGTCGGTGCAGCGGTCTGCTGCGCCTGTTGCGCCTGCATTTGCCGCCATGCTTCCGGGCTGTAAAACTCTAACACGTCAGATTCACAAGTGTTTGGGTTCAGACGTTTGCAGTAGATGACCCCACTACGCAAATCCGGGCAATACGTCCATCTTCCGTACAGATCAGATGGAATTGCCAGAAATTCCTCCCTGCTGGAAACAGGTCTGCCAAGCAGCCAGCCGCCATCTTGTGCCGACTGCTGAACAGGCTGTTGCCCATTCATCGGCTGCGGACGCTGCGGCTGTGCCTGTTGCATCTGTGTGTTGGGCAGGGAAGTGGCAAGCCCTACCGTTCCCATGCCGCCGTAAGGATTGACGGGCTGCTGCGGAACGTAAGGCGCTCCGGGTGTTGGATAATAACTCATAATGCATCCCTCCTGATATGACCAGTGTACAGCATCGGCAAAAAACGAAAGACAACGAAGGTACAACGAAGGACAAAAAATCTTGCTTAAACTTGATTAGAGCTTGCTTACTGTAAGCAAAAAAGAAAAGCGCCCACACGGAAAAATCCGCATGAGCGCTTTTCAAATATCCGCCCTAATGCGCTTCTTCGAGAGGCCGGGTGGATTTGTTGAGATTATTATACCACAATTCGTGAAAAAAGAAAAGCGGCAGACCCGAAAGCCTGCCGCTTCAATGCGTTTCACAAGAAAACGCACCCAATTAAAAGTATAGTATCACACATCCAGCATTTTTTCAATGCTTTTCAGCCGATAGCTTACCGCCGTCCGGCTGTAATGTGTCTGTGCTGCAATGTCCGGCAGCGGAAGCCGCTCAACGTACCGCAGTAAGGCTATCTTACGGTCTACCCTCCCAAGAGGTGCGCTTTTGATGGCGGCAATCATCCTCTGTCGGTCAAGTCCTTGCAGCGCAGCGGGCAGCACTACGCGAGCTGCCGCCACAGGCAGCACCGAGCCAAAAAGGCTGCGGCAGCTGTCCGGCGTTGCGCTTAGATACGCATTTTGCCATATTAAGACCGCAAATTTGCAATTTTTTATCAAATTTGAGCCTTAACACCTCGATTTTGTTGGTCTTAACAAAATCGCTCCATGTAGTGCTTTCCATAGTATAATCCTTTCTACGGCTCAGATTTCAACCTTGCCGTTTTCATCGTACACGTCAAACCATTCTTCGCAGTATTCGTGCACACGCTCACGCAAGCTCTTGATGTACCTGAGAGACTTGCAGGTATATACCTTCATGCCCTGATACTTTCCATCAAGCCCGGTAAAAGTACCGCGATAAAAGCGCCCCATTCCTTTGGCTTTATAGATGGAGCGAGGTTCGTCCATTTCTGTGTTTTTGAGATAATACATCTTGCCCCTCCTTACTGCTTTTCCAGCGCCGCCCGGGCGCGGTCGAAGAAAAACTGGATGACCATGCCGATGGTCTCATCGGTGATGGCCCAGCTGATGAGCCTGCCGTATTTGCTGGTACTCAGGGCGGCCCGGAGCATCTTGACGACCCACGCCTTGCGCTCTGCGCCGCGCTTTGTTCCAAGGATTTCCTTCTCAGCCTGCTCGATGAGGTCCAGCACCAGCGGCTTTACCGCTGCGCCGTAGCCCAGACGGATAAGTCCCAACGCAAGCGAAACAGCGCCCACAACGATGAGCACCAGCGCCAGCCACGCGGGCAGGGGGGTGAGAATGGTATTAAGGATTGCTTCCATGATTGGTTACTCCTTTCAGCAGGTAATTGTTAATGTCGGTCTTGCTTTTTTGCATACCTTCCCGGTTGTTGCCGGATAGTTGCGCATCCAAAAGGTTCTGCACGCCAACGAGGACAAGTCGCATTTCTTCGTCAATGCCGTCAAATCGCCGGAGGTCTCTTGCAAGGGCTTGTGTATGCTGGAGCTGCCCCTGTTCCAAGGTGCCGAC